TATTATTTACATTTTATGAAAAATACATTTTCAGGAAACTACGATTACAAAGTTATAGAAATACAAAGAAAAGCGAAAAGAAAATGATTAACCAATTTAAGAAAATATTTGGTAATGAAAAAGATGTTGTAGTTTGTTTTGGCGATTACGAACAGAAAAAACAAATGAAATTCAAAGAAGCAACCAAAGGAAAAGGAATGCGAACACTTTTTAGAAAAGCAGGATTTCAAACATATTTAGTAGATGAATTTAGAACGAGTTGTATGTGTTCTAAATGTGAAATAGGAATTTGTAAAAAGACGATGGTTAGGGATAATCCAAAACCATACAGAACTGGAAGCATTATCGTCCATGGACTGATTTGTTGTAAAAACGGATGCGGTTATTGGAATAGAGATGTGAATGGTGCAACAAATATTTATAAAATTGCTTATAATGCGATAAATAATAAAGAAAGACCAAATTATTTATCCAGAAGCAATCGTTCCTGTAATTTATCAGGTAGTTTAGACGAACTACCAAAACCAAAATTTACACGCTTTGTGAAGGGCAAACCTTGTTAATTTTTAATGGGATTTTTGTCCCATTTTAAATCTTCAAGGGTGTAAATAGTTAGGTACAGTTTGGAAGTTAGAGATTAACCCGATACAATATAGAGATTAAAAGTACCTAAACCTTGTACCTACCAACCGTCTTGCTTCTACTAGCTTTCTTATTGCGCTTCCGAGTATCGCGTTTAACAAATCCGAACTTTCCTTTCTCGGCATAGTAGCCGTACTTTTGCAGGCGTTTCTCCTTCTTCGCCGTACCATGTTTCTTAGCCGAAACGATGCGCCCCCATTTGTTCATCATAAGATGGGAACGTGTCAAATTGCCGCTTGTCTTGTATGCCGTCTTATTCCATACCTGCTGTCTGGATCCAAATAATTCCTTATAGTCATGACCCGACACGTGGTATTTGCCGTCTTCACCTCGCACTGGTCGTTTCATTATATATTATTATATATATATTTATTCGTTTGTCATGGATGGATTATTTTGGCGGAAATAATCGAATAAACTCCGAATATGGAACACTTTTACTACGCGCATTCTGTATATAACTTGAATATCGCATTGCCTTGCTAATTGTCGGATCATTTCCGCCGGTAACAAACTGTTTTTTAGCAATTGGTGGAACAATGATATTGTTGCTAAATAAACTATTCATGTTATTTAATATTGTTCGAGTTGTTGGTATAGGACTCGGACTAGGGACTTCAGTTGTACTCGGACTAGATGTCGATGTAATACTAATACTTGGTCTAGATGCCGTACTTAGACTAGGTACATCAGACGTACTTGGACTAGGGACATCAGTCGTACCTGGACTAGGAACACCAGACGTACTTGGACTAGGAACACCAGACGTACTTGGACTAGGAACATCAGTCGTCGTAGACATATCGTTGACATTGGCCACTGAAACAATTTTAATTAAACTTGGGTTTACGCTATTTATGGCCGCGATATATTGTATCAATGGTAATAATGTTTGTTCGGTTATAGAATGTATATTGGTTACAAGGTTCGATATATATACCGCATATATACTCGTATTTAGCACCATAATTGTATAATTCACTATAATACTACCCTTTGTTATTGAAACGATATTAATTAGAGTTGGATCAACCCCCAAATATGTAGCTAAATATTGAGAAAATGTATTATTTATATATTCATTGACACTGTCTGTTAAATTAATATTACTAAATGTCAATTGAGCCGACAATATTACGTTTCCAAATACTGGCATTGATGATGGCGTGGATACAGGGCTTGGACTAGACCTAATCATATCTGCCTCAAGTGCCACAAGTTGCGAATTAAGTGTGGATAATTCACCATTATAATCATCAATCTCGCCCTCGTATGAAGTAATTTGACCTATATACGAATCAAGTTGACTCTGATATGAAGTATTCTGGATATATATGTCGGAAATTTGTGAATTAATTGAATCGATTTGTGATTGATCGGGGTTATCTTGGTTCTCTGCATTTGAAAGATCGGTTTGAAGAATGCACAATTGATTATTCAAACTAGATATTTGATTCGAAATGACATGTTCTTGCGATTGTAGATTTTGTATATTTTGATTCAAACCCGATATACTTTGATTTATACTAGATATTTGTTGTTGCAAGTCTGCCATTTGTTGCATCGTTATAGGATATATACATACGCAAAAAATAGTATAACTACGAATTATACGCAAAATTGAATTGAATATTGATATAAACAGTATATTACAACACAATACATATCATGAGTACATTATCAAATAAACCTATTTCTGCTACTTCTATGTCCAGTAAATTGGCAACGCAATATCAAAAAAAAACGGAAAAGGAGCATGTATTGGACAACCCAGACAGTTATGTTGGTTCTGCCGAAAATGTCGATGCACATATGTGGATATTTGACGATGCGACCAAAACGATCCGATTGAAAAATATGGAATATAATCCTGCCCTATACAAACTTTACGACGAGGTTGCCGTAAATGGCCGTGACCACGTATTACGTATGATAAAATCGACATTGCCCGACAAAAAATTCGTTTCATTTATCGAGTGTGATATCGGAACGGATGGACTAATCACATTCATGAATGACGGGAATGGCATCGATGTCGCTAAACATCCTGAATACGATGTCTGGATCCCTGAAATGGTATTTGGGCAATTACGCACCTCTACTAATTACGACAAGGACGAGAAACGTATTGTCGGTGGAAAAAACGGATTCGGTATTAAACTGGTGTTTATTTGGTCGACGTATGGTCGTGTCGAAACGGTCGATCATATTCGTGGTCTCAAATATGTTCAGGAATTCCGGAACAATTTGGATGTCATCGGTCCACCGGTAATTACCAAGGTAAAGTCGGCCAAACCGTATACCAAAGTATCGTTCTTGCCCGATTATTCCCGCCTGAAATTACCCGGACTGACCGATGACATGCTATCCCTTTTCAAAAAGAGGATGTATGATATTGCGGCAGTATCGGACCATTCCGCCAAAAAAATCCGTGTTGGTTATGGCGAAGAAACCATTCCCGTCAAGAACTTTCAACAATATATCGATCTTTATATTGGGTCAAAAGAGGATACGAAACGTGCTTACGAGTCGCCAAATGAACGTTGGGAATATGCAGTTGCCCTTTCATCCACACATCAATTTGAGCAGGTATCGTTTGTCAACGGCATATGTACATTCAAGGGCGGAAAACACGTCGACTATATCCTAGGACAAATTGTGCGCAAAGTGTGCGACTATATTGAAAAGAAGAAGAAAGTCAAGGTCGCGCCCAATACGATCAAGGAACAATTGATTCTCTTCTTACGATGCGATATAGAAAACCCCGCATTCGACAGTCAAACGAAAGATTTCATGAATACACCCTCTGCAAAATTTGGATCATCGGCCACCGTCACCGATGCCTTTATTGAAAAAGTGGCTAAAATGGGTGTCATGGACATGGCATGTTCGCTGAGTGAGGCAAAAGAGGCGCGTTTAGCTAAAAAAACCGATGGCACCAAGACCAGGACGATTCGCGGTATCGCCAATTTCATCGACGCGAATCTGAGTGGGACTGCACAATCAGGCGACTGTATTCTCATTTTGTGCGAGGGGTTATCGGCCATGTCCGGAATCGTATCTGGATTATCGAGTGCCGATCGAAATATCATCGGTATATACCCGCTTAAGGGAAAACTCTTAAATGTTCGCGGCGAACAAATGGCAAAAGTGGCGGCCAACAAAGAAATTACCGATTTGAAGAAAATCATGGGTCTTGAAAATGGCCGCGAATACACGTCTTTAGACGATGTTCGGCGTTCATTGCGATACGGAAAAATTATGATCATGACCGACCAAGATTTAGACGGATCCCATATCAAGGGGTTATGTATCAATCTATTCCACAATGAATGGGTATCTCTCACCCGTATCCCAGGGTTCCTCTCATTCATGAATACCCCCATCTTGAGGGCGAAGAAGGGATCGGCGATACATCAGTTTTATAATGAAGGTGAATATAACAAATGGAAAGAATCGATGACCCCTAAAGAAGTAGAATCATGGACAATCAAATATTTCAAAGGATTAGGTACGTCTACCTCGCCAGAATGGAAGGAATATTTCGGTGATAAGAAAATCGTCGACTTTGTATATGATGGCGACAAATGCGACGACAAGATTGATTTGCTATTCAATAAAAAACGTGCCGATGACCGCAAGGCATGGCTAGATAAGTATGACAAATCGACATACTTAGATACGGCGCACAAAACGGTCAAATATACCAATTTCTTCGACGACGAAATGTCGCACTTTTCGATATATGATTGTGGTCGATCCTTACCGAGTGCAGTCGATGGTTTCAAAACGTCGCAACGTAAAATCCTATATGCGGGGAGAAAACGCAATCTTACCACCACCGAGATCAAGGTGGCGCAATTTTCCGGATATGTTTCCGAACACAGTTCGTATCACCACGGCGAGGCAAGTCTCAATGGCGCGATAGTCAACCTAGCCCAGATTTTCGTTGGATCCAATAATATTAATATATTGGAACCGAATGGGCAATTTGGTACGCGTCTTCATGGTGGCGACGATAGTGCATCGGAGAGATACATATTCACCCTCTTAAATCCACTGATGAAATTCGTCTTTCCGGAGGCGGATGACGCGGTTCTCACCTATTTGAACGACGACGGTACAATGGTAGAACCCGAATATTATGTCCCGATTCTACCATTTGCACTAGTCAATGGTATTTCCGGTATTGGTACTGGATTTTCATGTAATATCCCATCTTTTAAACCAAAGGATCTTATCGCTAATTTGCGCATGCGTCTAGTTGGTTCAGAGAAACCGATCAGTGATTTCGTCCCTTATTACGAGGGGTTCAAGGGCGAAATACGGCGATTGGCCGATCAGCGATATCTAGTACGCGGACTATACGACCGGTTAGATGATGACCGAATTCGTATTACTGAATTGCCGGTAGGTACGTGGACCATGCCCTATATCGCATTCTTAGAAGGACTTATCGATGGAGGACTCGACAAGACGGGTAAAAAAATCTCGCCTACACTTAAAGATATGACATCGTTATGTACGGAAACAAATGTGGACATTGTCATCCAATTCCCCAAAGACCGATTAAAGGAACTCGAATCTGCGATCGACACTAATGGTGTAAACGGTGTAGAAAAAATGTTGAAGTTGACGACCACTTTGTCGACATCAAATATGCACATGTTCAATGCCGATGGCAAACTGCATAAATACGAAACGGTAGACGAGATCATCGACGACTTTTATGCTACGCGTCTAGCCTTTTACGGCAAACGCAAGACGCATTTATTAGCCGAACTCACCGAACGCTATACCAAATTATCGAACAAGGCGCGATATATTCAACTTACTTTAGATGGCATCATCGATCTCCGTCGTAAGACAGCACACCAAGTCGCCGAACTATTAGGCGGCCTGCAATTCAATCAGTATGGCGGCGACTACAAATATTTGATCAAAATGCCTATGGATTCCGTAACAGAAGAAAATGTAGCCAATATTACGAAAGAATGCCAAGAGGTGAAGGATTCACGCGATAGACTAGCCGCCACTTCACTCGAGCAACTATGGTTGGGCGAACTTGCTACACTTGAGTCCGCATATGATTCATATAAGACAAAACGTGAACGCATTCAATTGGACAGTAAAGAAAAAAATGCGAATACAAAGACCCCAACTTCACTCAAACCCAAAAAGGTGATTCGCAAAGTTGGAGCAGCGGCGGTCCAATCAAAATAAGACTGTTGAAGATTTCGTCAAAATGTATATAAAAGTTAATAGGTATAATAAATAAAAATGCCCTATTTTAAGGATATAGACACTCTTTATTTGCATATACCTAAAACGGGTGGAATGTCGATTGAATATTATTTTTATCGTCTTTGCAATATTGGCGAACGCAATACGAGTAATTTATATGGATGGTATTTGAATATGGAGTCACATATACGCGTCCCAGATGAACGCACCCTCCAGCATTTCACTTACGCCGAAATTGTCGGTGAACAATATGCCGATTTTTTCCCCAAAGAAATTGCAAAGCAAGAAACACGTATAGTCGTATCGGTCCGCAATCCATATGATCGCATGGTATCGGAGATTTTTTGGAATAAATGTATTCCATTCGATCGTCTCGATCCCACGCCTGAAAAGGTCGAAAATGCCATACGTTTTTATTTGTATGAAGATAAAAGTGTTCAGGATCATCGCCGACCACAATATAACTTCATATTGGATACAAATGGAAAACCAATGACACATATTCACGTTGTCCGATGCGAGACATTGACGGAAGATATGCGCACACTAGGATTCTCTGATTTCAAAGAACGGGTGAATCAAAATGACTATTATACGCCCGAAAAATATCAATCCATATTGACCGAAAATGCGCGTCGTATGATTGAAGAATATTATAAGGAAGATTTCCTCTATTTTGGATATAAACCAATATCTATTCCATTGACCATGTCATTACCTCAATATCACACCACCATAGTGACAGCCTTTATTACCAATATAAACCAATCGAATTCAAGATCAATTACGGACTATATAGAATACGGCAAAAAACTACTTTCTTTGCCTGTTCCTATAGTATGTTTTATTGAGGAACCAATATATAATGAATATTTCAAAATGCAATTAAATTTATATCGGAATACAACCTTTATTTTTACTGAAAAAAAAGATATTTATTTGTATAATTATCGCGACGAAATCACCGATTTTTCATTGGTTACAGATTCACCCGATAAAAATACATTGGAATACATGTTTGTACAATGTAATAAGACGGAATGGGTTCGCGAGGCCATTGACCTCAATATTTACAAGACGTCGCAATATATTTGGATCGATTTTGGTATTTATCACATGATCATGGACGACAACAATATGCGAGAGGGTATTTTATCGATGGTACAAAAACAATATAATCAATTACGAATTGCATCGTGCAAATATAAAGAATATACCGTACCGTATAATGTCTATCGCATCATTACATGGACATTTGCCGGTTCCGTTTTCGGCGGCGATGCCGAATCACTCTTGCGATTTGCCTATTTGACTAAGACCGAGATTTTGAAAACAATAAAACAACGTAAAACACTCATGTGGGAAATCAATATATGGTATTTGATCAAATTACAACACGCCGATTTTATGGATTTTTATACCACTAGTCATGATTCCCGTATTTTGAAATTGTACTAATATATCATGTTCTGACAAAAAATATAAGTTTATTTTATATTACTAATGGATTGCGTGATTTTTTTGACGCATCATTTTAATGCCGAATTTATAAAACAATTAAGAAAAATAGACAATGATGCAAATCTTTATCATTACAAGGTTATTGTATTATTTGACAAGGAAAATGAGTACGACGAAACAATCAATGGATTATTCAAATCGATAAAAATTATAAAAATAAATAGAATCAATACCTCATATCACAATGGCGGACATTCAATGTATATTAATTATTTTAGGCAAAACTATGAAGAAATACAAAAATATAGATATTTTTGGATCATAGAAAATAACGTTTATTATCCGGACTGTTTCATCGACTTTTTTCATATTCATGAACCATTTAATTATGATTTAATGGTAAGTGAATATGGTGTGCGAAGCACGAATTGGTGTTGGACATCTTCCTTGTCCGGATTTAGTCGCATTCAACATATCGGCGTTTTAGCCGTAATTTCGCGATTTTCACAAAGATTATTGTTCGAATTAATAGATGGGTTAGATAATGTTTATGAGGGATATTTAGAGGCCTTTTTACCCCATTTATGTTTGGAACAAGGACTGTCAATCCAACAATTTTTACCCGAAATGTGTGGTATAATGACCGGTTCTAATAACTTTGGGTTGATGAATCTAGTAAAAAATGATATATTAAAAAATCGCAGAGATTATTTAGAAACCAAGATATATTATCCATTCGAACTATAATAATTCTAATATACGTGCACTCACTAGAATTATTCCTATGTATTGAATATATGAATCTATCGTCGTCTGTCAATAAAAGAGGGACTCGAAAGAACCGGTTGAATATGATTCATCGGTTACCTACAGATTTCTCTCAACGCATATATAAATATTCGGATCCGAAACAGGCCCAAAAAATGGCGCATCGATATTTAGGAAAAACTGCCAAACTTTATCCATCCACTAATCGCCATAAAAAATACGATATTTATGATCCCATTCATGGACATTGGGTACATTTTGGACAAATGGGTTATGAGGATTATACTAAACATAAAGATAGATCGCGCCGCAAAAACTATTTGACTCGGTCCGCAAAAATTCGCGGTAATTGGAAGCGGAACCCATATTCTGCTAATAATTTGTCCCGTCGTATTTTATGGTAGTTCAACATATATATATAAAGGTATTGCATTATGTTATAGAATAGACGAAATATGTTATTATTATGTCTTATGCTATTTGCCACTTTATCAATTGGCATCAAGGGTGAAACACAATGCCCCTATACAAATAATACGATAACGGATCGCCGGGTCAATTCGAATAATTCGACTTTGCGATTTGTCCAATACAATGCAGAATGGTTATTTGTAGATTATTATGCGCCGTTTGGATGTCCCGGGGAATCGTGTACATGGGTCAATGTAAGTGAGGCAGAGACACATCTCCAATATGTAGCCAATGTTATTGCCGATATAGAACCCGATATTATCAATTTATGCGAGGTCGAAGGGTGCGATGAATTAGACCTTCTATGTGATGTATTGCTGGAATCGTACTATCCTTTTTTGATCAAGGGTACGGATACATCGACGGGGCAAAATGTGGGTATGTTGTCTAAACTTACCCCAAAGGTACCCCTGTACAGAACGGAAGATCGCGCGGATTATCCGATAAAAGGGTCCAATTGCGGATATACTGGATCACCTGGAAATGTGGGGGTCAGTAAACACTATATTTCTGAATTTGATTTAGGCGATATTCCAATTATAATCATTGGTGCACATTTACTCGCCTACCCAGATGATATCGAGCGGTGTGCCGAGAGAGAAGCCCAGGCGCAAGTATTGCAATACACAATTCGTTCGAAATTAGACCAGGGGTACGACATCTTGGTAAGTGGCGACTTTAATGATTTTGATTCCCAAGTATTGGATAAGAATAATAATCGTCCGATATCCCAGGTCTTGGATATATTGAAAGGATATGCCGGAGAATATGCGGGCACTTATGTATTATACAATGTGGCCGAAAAAATAGCCCAATCAGAAAGATTTAGCGATTGGTATGATCGTAACGCCGATTGCGTATCTGACTCGAGTGAATTCTCTGCAATTGATCATGTATTAGTATCTGCGCGATTATTGGATCGCGTTTCAAATGCATTTATATATCACGATTATGATGAATTCTGTGGAAAATATAATTCAGACCATTATCCAGTTGTCGTCGATTTTCTTCTTAGTAATAAATCCATATAATTTTATGAAAAAATATATGATTATTATATAACATGTCCAATCTAGGATATTCTAAATCAATGAATAATTTTTCGCGTAAATTGTCAAAAACACCAATGTTTATGGCTAATAGCCGCCATGTTAACTTTAGTAGTGGACCTACATATAATTCAATGACTTCACGCTATAGTTCTAACAAAACTCCCCTTTTATCTGGACCTTCTGGAAATAGCAGTTTATTTTCGAGACCCCTCACTCCCGGACCAAACGCTAACTCTATGAATAGGCCGAGTTTATTTTCGAGACCCCTCACTCCCGGACCAAACGCTAACTCTATGAATAGGCCGAGTTTATTTTCGAGACCCCTCACTCCCGGACCAAACGCCGGCTATTATAACGTAAACACAAACATGCCTATTAAATCCAGAATTTCCATGATTAAACCGACTTATACAATATACAAACGACCCAAGACTTATACAATACACAAACGACCCAAGACAATGAAACGAACAAAATATTTCAAAACGGCGAAAAAGAGGATATGTGATAAATTCGGTTGCCGTAATACTCGTAAAATGCGTAAAGTACGTAAAAATCGTAAAATGTAAGTAAATTGACATGTATTGGATTAAAAATGTATCATAATAGTAGATTACTATCATGATTCTTAGTATGTCCGACCAAGAAATAGAGGAATTGGTACAAAAACATTTACCTATACGCGAAACAGAAAAGGAACGATACGGAGAAGTGGCCACGCCAAAACATCTGATTGATGAAATGCTAGACGCATTACCCGTGAAGGTATGGTCAAATACAAACTATAAATGGCTAGATCCTGCGGCGGGAAAAGGCAATTTCCCCGCCATTGTATTCGCGCGATTAAACCGCGGTTTAGCTAAACGTATTCCCTCGGCACAAACGCGAAAACGTCACATTATCAATAAAATGTTGTATATGGTAGAAATAAACCCGGACAGTGCAGATTATTTGGTCGAGTTATTCGGAAAAACGGCGAATATCATCACCGACGATTTCTTGGAAAATGATCAAGTTGCTAGTATCGCACCCCATATTATTATAGGAAATCCTCCATTTCAAAAAACCAAGTTGGCTAAATACAAAGGGGGTTTAGGAAATAATACCCTATGGGACAAATTTATCCTAAAATCCCTCGATATCTTGGACCATCAAGGATATTTAGGGTTTATTACTCCTTCTAATTGGCGCCGACCCGAATCGAAATTGTATAATATAATGACAAACGAAATGGCGCAGTTGAAATACCTTCATATATATGGTAAACGGGATGCGCGCACTATCTTTGGAATTCAAAGTCGAATTGACCTCTATGTTTTGACCAAATCACATACCCCTATGCCAACTATCATTATCGACGAAAAAGGCGAGACGCATAAAGATATCAATCCCCAAGAATGGCCATTTTTGCCCAATTACGATTATTCCTATATTAATCGAATACTGGTAGAAAGGGATCAAGGTATTCCAGTAATATACGATTCCTCCCTTTACGATGCACGCAAATTATCGAACCGAAAAACTCGGAAATATAAGTATCCTGTCGTACATACCATGACACGCAAAGGTTTAGGAATACGCTATACGAACAATCGGTCCAAGAAACATTACGGTACTCCTAAAGTATTACTAAATGCCAATGAAAAACAATATCCGTATAATGACTATCAGGGAAAATATGGCATGTCGCAACTTACCTTTGGTATTCCAATTAAAAATAAAACCGAAGGCGATGAAATAGTAAAACGTATAAATACATCCCGTTTCCAAGAAATGATACGGGCCACCAAATGGGCGGCATTTCAAACTGATCACCGATTATTTCACTACATTACACCCAACTTTAGAAAATGGGGATGATATCGATTCAATTTAGGATATTGATCAATGCCTATACCCAATTCTTCAGTTCCAATTGTTTATATTCGCGATCGTGGTGAAGGGGTAAGGCCAATGGAACGACTAGACTACTCTGGTCCTGCAAGTATTTCATATAGGCATGTGCCTCATTGTAAACAAAAGGAACACAATAATCTAAGACGAGTTGATTTAATTCTTCGACCTGTTTAGTAATATTAGAAGTATAATGTTTAGCATATTGCAAATATATACTTCGCATAATTATTTTAAGGGCATCCATATTTTGAGGAGGTATCACATATTTATCGCCCGACATGGCGTATACACCGGCGCGAATACCATTCTGTATTATTTGTATATTACCTGACGAAAAGAAGACTTGTCCTAAGACATTCTCCTCCCAAGTTCCTGTCAATGCACCGCGATATTCGGTCGCCTTGTTTCGAATTGCAATCTTTTCAAACATTTGAAATTGAATATGGGGGTTTTCGGGTTCAATGATATTCACCCGACCATTGTATTTTTGCATATCTATGATACGACTATTAGAATCATCAATTGTTACCGGTTTTAACCAAGAAGAATTTGTCGTCGAAAACATTGTGATATACCTTAATTCTAGAAATAAATCCTATCCAAATATTTAGTCAGAAACGAGAAATATCAATGCAATAGATATTATATTTATTTTATATATATGGATTACTTTTACATAATAGTTGTCGCGATTGCATTTATAATACTTATTTTATTGCTTACTTTTATTGGTATAATGTTGCAGTCACAATATAAAAATACACCATTCCCACCCACGTCAAACACCTGCCCAGATGGGTGGTTGCATGATGGAAGTGGATGTAAAATACCCGATCCATCTGGAAATCTATCTTATCAGAATACTGGTATTATGGATGCCAGATATATTATAGATTCATGTTTAAATAATGTTATGCCATTTGTTAAATGTTATGGTGTTAGACAAGATCCAAGTAATTGTTACATTGAGCCATCTGGTGTGAATTGGTTATCGTTTGGTACTACTGCTACATGTGCGCAAAAAAATTGGGCGAATTCATATAATATTCTTTGGGACGGTGTCAGTAATTACAACCAATGTTGAAGACATTTGTGTTTAGATGCGATATATCATAAATAATAGGTTCGAATACTATTATTTATCTAGGTACACATCAGGATAAATCCACTAATCTCTAACCGTGAACCAGCAAAATAATACCCAAGACGAGAACGAACAATCCCGAGAGATGCGTATATGAGAAGGTCTCATTTAGAAATATATATCCTGCAAGTAAAGTTATAATCGGATAGATTGACGTGATCCCAACGCCTAAATATGTTTTATTTGTTTTAATTACTCCTAAAAATAAATAATTTGCCACGATAAAAACCAAGAAAGACGATATTAAAATGAATACATATAGATGCGGTGTTTTATTGATTACTGAAATATCGTGCATGAGTTCTTTCCTATATAAATACCCAAGACCCACACTAAATATAAAGTAACAAAATCCGAATATGATAATTATAGATTCAATACTTATAATTTGACTCAAATGTTTGTCTATAAGTGGTGAAACACCATAAATACACGATATAGTTAAACAATCAAATATCATTTATATATTGTGTTATTTTGTTTGAAATTGTATTACTCGTGGTGGTTCGGTGTAACTATAGTCATATTTAGATATGGGTTCGGTAAGTTGAACCAATTTCTGTGACCCCATTTTATCCACGTACATTTCCATGACAGGAAACTTGGTTTTTCTAAGATTTTCAACCTTGGTGGAAATATCTTCTATATATAATCGCACCGCGGTTTTTAAGATTTCGACATTTCCCGTTTTATTATATGCCTCCATTATTTCCTTACTATTTTCCAAGAGTTCTTGTATTTCGAGGTTTTTACGAGACATTAATTCCGCCTTGTGTGGATTATTATACGTTTTATTATATTCGTCCAAGAATTCACTGTACAACTGATTTGCCTCTGTATATTTATGAAATTCTTTCTTAAATCGTTGTGCGGATACCGTCTCACTAACATAATTGAACAACGTATCCAATTTCTGACGGATAATGTTTTCTTTGGCATCGTCCACAATTTCGCGATAACTATTTAGCATATCTTCGGGTCTGTAAAAATCACTCGTGAATAATTGTATATTGAGATTGCATGGTGAATCGGAGTCTCCACACAACGCCATATATTTTTCGTCCGCCTTGGTAAAAATCGAACCGACTGGTCTACCACAATTGACACATGGTGGTTTTACCCGGGCGGCACGCATTTTTCCCGATTTTTTGTTGGATGCACTTTTGAATGCGTTTTTGCGCATCGTATGTGCCTTTGTCATGTATTTATCCTTAAGTTTGAAATACTCATTTAAACTTTCCAAATAATTGATCTTAACATCCGTTTCCAAGTCGTGTCTTGCCTCTTCGCGTTTGTTAGCAATAGCGATGTGTTCCACTTCGGCCAATGGATTGTTGTCCATTTTCAAATCGACTAATGTAGTCGGCAGGTTTTGTAATACCATCAATTTATTATTTGAACAATGTAGAACCGTTAATCGATCTAGTCCGGTCAAATTGAGTTTAGTAATGTCGTTGTGATCGCAATATAACTCTTCTAAAGATTCGGAAATATCTTTTAGTTCCACGAGTTCATTGTGTTCGCAGTTCAAATAGACTAAATAATCTAGACCGCCGATTTTTAAGAGGCCCAAATGATTATGAGAACAGTTTAGACGTATTAGCCCCGCAGGCAATCCATTCAATGAAATCAGCATATTGCCCATACACACAAGTTCGGTTACTGTCTTGGGAATATGAATAATATCGGTGATTTTACCTTCGCCTAAATGTATTTCCCTGACTTTTTTGAATCCCATAGAATCCAATATCGAGAAATCGACCTCGCCACTCAGAGGTACAGTTATATGTAATTCCCTCGTAGTTTCTGGGGAGAGAGTTTCCAGAATATCGACCAATGTCTGCTGTGCAGTATTGTTTTCCTTTATAATGAAATTGCGCTCTTCTTGGATATTCATATATATAGTATATTTGATATAGTATTCACAAGGAAACTAGTCCTTTATTATGATACAGGTAAATTGGTTAAATTTGACGTGGTTGCCTTGTGTTTTTCGGATTGATAGAACCGTATTTTAGATAGAATATATTCTTGATCATGTATCATTTTTTGTCGTAATTCTTCCGGTGTTTTTTTATTGGTGTGACAATAATATAGCGCCAGGCCGAAAATACCGACGAATAGGGCCAAGATAGACAAATTGAATATAGTAGAATAAGACGTCACGCGTATTTCCCGACATCGTTTTAGGGTATCATGCAAATAATATTTAACGTTGGGTTCGATTAATCGTGGGACGGCTATATTTTCCATCATATATTATTTACATGGTCGATTTTTTGTATATTGAGGCGCATTGCTATATTTATTTTAGTCAATAAACTTAGTCAATATACGAGACGGTATGTCAGTTAAACTTTATAAATTTCTATTGTCATTCACGGCAAGAGAAATTTTAGTCATTACTATGGCAAAACGTCTTGGATATTGAGAGTGGGCGGTACAATATGATAATATTTCTATCTTTTTATAATATAAACATGTCAACAAACGGATCTGGATCGAATGTAGTGTCGGGTGGATTCTTTTTACCTAGAAATTCGAGTGATGCGAGTAAAAATGTAATTGGTAAGTCCCCGTTTAATTTTAGTGGAAACTATCTCGATCTCTCTGGAAATCATCTCGATCTCTGCGGAAACTATCTCGATCTCTCTAGAAACTATCTCGATCCATGTGGAAACTATCTCGATCCATGTGGAAACTATCTCGATTTTAGCGGAAATCCCTTTAAAAGTATGTTTGATTTATCTTTCGGAAGTATGTTTTCGCCTAGCAAACCTGCGGTTGTAACTATATCAAATATCAATCTATTAGATTCAAAAGCACTTATTATATCGGCCACCGTCATGGGTATTGTAATTGTAGTCTATTCGGTTTTATCCACCTCATTCGGCAATAGTATTCCAGGTTTAATTAATTTACGCCAATTTGTTAAAATGTATGATAATGATTCCAATACAAATGTGGCCGATTTTAATGAATCGACCAAGAAATCCTTTGTTGAATTAGTATACAGATTGAGACTAGAGAGGTTATGCATATTCTTTGCATTAATTTTATTATTGATACCGTTGTACATATATGGTATTTATAAATTTCAATTCAACGGTTCTGGTGAAGAAATAAAAATGTTGGGCGTGTCGTTATCGATTTTTATTCCCAGCATTTTCGTAACCTTTCTTTTTCTCGAATTTGTACCCTATTTGGTCGAAATATTAGAAAATACGATTGGTTATTTTTTATTAACAACCATTTTTCCAAATAGTTCTAATATATGCAATTCAATATTCAAAATCCGATTTGACTCAATTGCTAAGAACACTGAGAACAAAATGACAGACGGAAAAGTATCGTATAATGGCGGAAATAACGGCAAAACTCTATATAACTGTTTAATGTCATCCATGACTGTATTTAATATGAATACTATGTTGAAACGATTATCGGTCCCTCTCGAAGAACAATCAAAAAAAGATAATAAAACACCTATACTCTATTTTGAGACGAGACGCGAAGGCATAACCGAAGAAAACATATCATTACTATTCAAAAATTTACATTGGAAACATATGATGGGTCATTGTGTATGGATATCGTTTGCGTCTCTCATTGCCACATTTAATTTCGTCAAATCATTAGCCAATTACGTATAAATTGACTCATCCTATCTACACTAAAAATAGGCTAAATAATAAAGGACAAATAGATATGATAATATAGCGACGATGATTGAAACTACCCAAATAGGTGTCACCGTTTTATTGCGGTATCCTAGACCAAATTCTCTAAACCCTCCTTCTGGGGTATATATAATCGCCGGTTTGAAATAATGAATGCCAAAAATTATCGCTAAAAAGAGTAAAATAGAAACACTTAATTTATTAATACGAACAAACTGTTTGATTGAATACATTATATATATAACGCGAATAATTATGGATTATAAAGCGCGTTATACCAAATTATTCTATATATACACCACAAATATTCGTTATAATATCCGGTACCGAATCCGTACTGTTAACAATCGTCTCTATATTAGAAACAATAGCATCATTTATTTCTATAACAGAATTCCAAGAGTGCGTAAAACATCTCTCATTGTTTTCAATATAATTTGAATAATTCCGAATTTTGCGGTTACCCAATAGACTCGCCAACAAAGAAAATGTGCTATATTTCACGCCTTGCAAAATTTCTTTACATTTAGACAAAGAAAACATTTCTAAAACACTGTTATAATTGCTATAATCGCCCTTATTTGAGTAATCTATTTCTATTATGATAATATCTTTATCAATATCATGTGCAATTTGAATAATATGATTTGTTATTTCGGTTTTCCAATTTATATCTTCACTTACAATAAAAAAAGAGGGTTTATTCTCGTTTGTTATTATATTTTTTACATCTTCTAACAAACTTTTTATTATAATGTCAAATTCGGAGAGTAAATTTTCATGTCTTGTATCGCAATGGGTTCTGTACAATTTATCCGTTTTTCTCAAATGAATACCGTATGCATTTTCAATGCCATTGGGTATATTTGAAATGACTACATCAGATGGCCGGATGATCTCTTTTGAATATAATATAAAATCCTTTGATATTTGGTCAAACGACACGTCCGGCAAAAAACGTTTAATAAATAAATAAACCTTGTAAGGAGATAAAGATGCAGATGGATATGGCGAATTCACATAAAAACTATATTTTTTATTTGATATTGTAATACAGTCCTTATTGTAATCAAATAATCTTATATCATAATTATTATTACCCCATGCAAACCATTGATCATTAACAAAATTTATATTGGGTTTGTAATTTAAATGGCGGCAAATAATAAAAAACCCAATCAAATCCATTAATTTATCACCCATTCCATTTACTAAGTTAATATTTGCAATATTTTTTGGAACAATTATATCCTTGGTCATGATGAGTGATGTTGATTTTGGGTTAACGTGAAAATTTATAATATTTTGGCTATTGATTGCATATAGACGATTATAAAATATACTATGTGATTCGTCATTGAACCAAGTAAATGCAAACGGTTTCTCATAATTATATTGAAATATTTTATTTATATTAGTATCGCAATTGATCCAATGATCGTTTATGACATTATATACCTCCTCTATATTGTCACAATTACCTAAAAAATACAAATTGTCGTCATTCATGGGTCTGAAATCGTCGTTATAGGGAATACGATAATATAATAAATCTGCATTTATTTTATCGAAACAATCATCATTATTTAATGACTTATTACTAAACGTGACCACATTATTAACATCGATTGCAAATAGGTCATGAGAAACAATAAAAGAGGTCGAATTTTTATCTATATTGAAATTTATAATATCCTCGGCATTGATAGCATATAATCGTTTGTAATATGCACCATGCACATCGTCATGAAACCACGTAAATGCAAGCGGTTTAACATAGGTAAATTGCGTGTTTCTAGAAAGTGTAGTATCGCAATTCAACCAATGGTCATTTATTGCACTATATACATCTTCTATATTTGTATATTCTCCCAAATAGTATAATTTATCATTATTTAATGGTTTGAAATCATTATTACCATATGGTACGCGATAATATAAGAGATCTACATTGATTTTCTGTAGACATTTTTTAATGTCCAACGTCTGAAATGCATTTCTATAATAAACCCCATATTTTTCTTTCCAATTGCACGTATAGTCCGTTTCTACTAATTGTGTATTTTCTATTTTTGGATATAATCCTCCATATGAAATAGGTTGTATGTTATTATTATTATAAAATATGACACGTTCATATTCCCAGTCATTAAAATGATATATTTTATTACGCTCCATGAATATCTGGACAATAATCGATTGACTAATTAATCCATTTAGTCCTCTCGTATATTGGAATAAAGATTCATCCATGTGCATTAAAAAGGATTGTACGTCGTCCCTTAACCAAAAACTCAATCGATTAATCGAAAAATAATTATAATATCCCAAATTGTTGTATTCTATACTTGTCCGACTATTATTGTATAGTGTGAAACGATTCAAGAAAGTGGGTTTAATATTATTTTTATCACAATAATCATAACAAAATTCGATTAATCCCTTGGTTGCCTTTAGCGTATCGCTGCAATATGCACGGAAACCAAATTCATAACCATGTTCTTCCATATAATGAAACATATCATACTCAACCCTGGATGATAGTGATGCAAATGGGTCCATACGCATGTACCATTCGTACCCCAAATCGAATAAATATTTGTATATCAATATATTATGCCATCGAATGATGTTGTGATAACTCAATGGAAATGGTATTGTGGGATTTACTATACTATCGCCGTCCTTTGTTTCAAAAAATATATTGCGATCTAAAAGTCTAAATTTTATTTCCGATCGACCTTTTCTAATGGCGTCTTGGTCTTCTAATGAAAATGGATTAGTATTGGCGTAAAATATGATTACATCATGTTTAAACTTATCATTATAGTTTAAATATAGTAAGTCTAAACTCTTTTCCAACATACTTCGCGTATCATTACCATTTATTTCATCCTTTTTGGCATTTGTTGCCAAATAAACAATTGCGGTTTTTGTTATATCATACATTATAATATAATGTAAGATATATTTTTTGTATATACATGATAATTGTATTGGAATATATTTTTATAGTTTGGAGATTATAAAATCAGGGAGGATATAAAATGACTAATCATCCCTAAAATCTTCATCCAATCCTTCGTCTCCGTAATAATTACCATCTTGGTAATCATCTGCGAAATTGGTAATGTCTACACCCTCTCCGTCGTGTTCGGCCGCGGCATCCCCTGCATCCTCCTGTTCTAATTCATATATATCGCGTTCCAAAAGGGCCACATCATCGTCCAGATCAGTTGTATTATTGAGACGATCGATTATTTCACTCCGTTCGCGTTCATATGTCGCCTTGTCATAATTTACTAATCCCTTTTGCATTCCCACATTCCAACGACCCATTTTATATTGTTTTTCCAGGTTTTTTACTCGCCTTTCTTCTGCATCCATATCGCGAAAGAAATTCGTAATTAGGGATTTTTCGTATTGTTTAGAACGCGTCATTTTGGCGCTAATTTCGCGATAGGGCAAATCGATGTATTTCTTGTTTTCTAATTCGATTGACAAAAACACGATCAATAATTCCGCAGTGCGTTTCTTCAAATCACGCGTATTACCTATTTGAATATCGACCTCGAGTTCGTCTACTTCTTGGCTATATTCGGCTTCTTCATCGTTTGCCGCCGCGTGAACTGTCGTGATGTTTTCTGTGACATCGGTCGCCGCCGCTATCTTGGTGCGTCGGTCACGTTTAACTTCCTCGACATCGGCATGCAATAGATCGGAATCTTCGGTCATACGCGTATATTCGTATATTATCGAATACCATAGATATTTCACCAACATATACACCGTTTCTTTGTCGAATAGTAAATAAAAAGGATCGCCCCCTTTGTATATCGGTGTGTTTACTGGTATATGATCCAGTAACATAACGAGGTCGACGAGACGCACTTGGGCCGAACCCAACAATTGATTAACCACTTTGTCGTTATTAAACCGCGATAGTCGGTCGTAATATTTTTCGACAAACCGCGCGACGTCGCGTTTGTGGTTTTCCGATAAATCCCAGTGTTTAGGCACTTTTCCAATTTGTCCGGTTTGTTTATTTCGGATCATTTCGGGATAAACTTTTGTCATGTAATGTGCCGAATTTTTGACAAATTGGACAATACTGTAGAGTCCCTCTTCATAATGTAAACCCGTGTCGCGTTGATTACGATCCACGGCCCATGTGGTTATCTCGCGCAAAAAGTCGTCGACCCTTTCCAAGACGCGATCTTTCAAATTTCCGTATTTGTCCAAGAAATCGTAAATAGTATCATACATACGTTGATTCGACCGATACAGATAATTTTTGAGTTGAGAAATGGGCTCACTATCCTCCATTAAAAACTGTTTAGGGTTATGACCATGTATCACATTGAGTAAGTGTTCGCGTAATTTTGCATCCACTACATCAGAATTCTTATTTTCTAAAAACTCGAGTAATTCGGTCATTGCGACCACGCCAGAATATGGTGGGGACACGGGCGTTTCTACTAAATTGCGGTTATATACAATTTCCATGAGTTGATTAAGGTTATTGACACTAAATCGTTTGCCATTTTTCTTCAAAAAATCAATTTTTTCTTCAATTGACCAAGAACGAACGTACCCCGCAGGTCGTTCGGTAACCAATTTGCGGAATTCTTGGGGAACCACCGAATTATCGGATCGATCAAAATGGCAATAATGGATAAATGCGCCATACACATTTGTTTCGAATGGTTCGATTGGTAAAATGGGTCGAATAATCGCAGTGCACGTATTATGGAAAAAATAGGGGGCCTTGCCGACCTCCTTGGTATCGGCGACAATGTCGCCTAAATCTTGGATGATTTTCAAATAACGCTCTATTTCGGCGTCTTCTTCCAAGAAATAATCCAATGTATTGCGTGTCGTCCGTTCATTGCAACACGCATTCTGCAAAAAGGGCATATTCGATGATGTCTTCAATAATGCATCTTTGGCCGACACAATCCGATTCACTAACTCGACTACACCGTAACCATGCAAAATAATCTTCGTCTTAAATACTCCTAATAATTCGAGTTGATCTTTATTACCGCGCCTCAACAGATCCAAGAATTCTGCCTTAGTCTCTGAAGACACATTATGTAACGATTTTATTACAGTATATGGTACTAATGGGGGTAAAAATTGCGTCCATTTAGTGATGGCGTGGACTGCGGGAATAATATCTTCCGGATTTAACACTAAATATTCACGTTTTCGGATATAGAGTTCGGCCACGTCGGTCCGACCAACCAACATATTAGTAATGATTTCTTTTATTCCGCGATTAATAACAGCCAATGGCATTTTTTGTATAGAATCCCAGGGCGTTGACGAACTCTTGGTTTTATTCACTATACATGCAATGTAGGTGAGACCCGATATATCTTCATCGCCCCCATCTAAAGGAAACCCGGAAAAGGATCGGACACATCCCGGGGCGGTTTTCGACGGGCGAAATGGCGGTGTGGTTACCTGTATACATACAAGTAATACGGCAGATACAATCAAAATAATTGTCTGATTTCGATATGTTTTATAAGGCACCGGACGTTTGCCCTTGTCCTTTTCCATTTTCATCGCATATTTCTCGTAAGACGCCTCCTTCTTGATATTGGTTTCAATGATTTCGATAGAAAGGCGTAGAACTCGTTCTTCGATACCATCTTCGGGAATACCAAGATTATTACACAAAGAAGAAAATATGTTATACACCATTTGGGTTGTTTCATTTTCGAATACACGATCTCTTTTTTTTAACGCCTCTTCGATAACCGTTTTCAAATCCTTTTGCATGATTTCATGTGTAGTCATGCGGAAACCTTGATCATCATAGGTTTCTTCCGATGTAAAGTCGTTTTTACGTATCACATATCCGCTATATTTGTCAACAATCGAATCACCGTCATCGCTCAAAACACCATGTGTCCTACACAAGGTATCTTGAACAAATTGATAATTATCTGGTTCATTGACAAACACCTTGGCCAATTCGAATATGGATTTGGGTAATAATTTGACATTGCTATCTTTACAATATAACCAAAATTCTGATTCGACTAATTGGTCGATCATGGGTTCTCGGGTGTACTCTGTAGCAAACCTGCATATATAGCGCTGTTTTTGTGCAAAATCGTCTTGGGATAAAATGAAATCACGTAAACGGAAATGAGGCGATTCCGTTATTTCGTCCACCGATTTAGTAAAATGCCCAAGTTCGTAGGCATAATTATTGGCACGATAAAGTTGCACTTCTCTCAAAATATTCGATTTCATCAATTGGCGCATGCAATATTCGATCTGAGCCTCATAATCCGTATTTATTTTATCGAGGGTCTTGGTATACCGATCATCCGCCTCATCCAAGAGTTTTTTCTTGGCCATTTGTTTCATACGATCTGTCGCACCTTCTGTGGTTTCACATACCGAATTCGATTTATTTTTGAAACAAATCTTATCCATATTGCAAAATAAGGTATTATTATCGACAAACGTATCTTCATCAACCGTCTCATCTCGAACCCAATAATCCTTGATACGTTTATAATAATGCAAAATCTTACGAGATTCACCTTCTAATTCGATTTCCTTCTTTTCGGCGGGACTAAGTGATGATGCATCTTCCAAAGATTTAGACATTTTTGGTTTCAATACTAATATGGCATATTCTCCATCTGAAACGCGTTTTTTACCAAGAATAAGGGTTCGCGCCATTTCATTGGCCATTTCCTCGGGACAATCGTGTTTAGCAATCAAGTTTTCGGCTAAATAGTCGACAAAATCTTCGGCAGACATGCGTTTTCGGTCGTCTTTGTATTTAGCCAAAATGGAATAAGGTGTATCGTCAAATTCGGTATCATAGAAAATCTCTTCTTGATTATCGCGTTGTAAATCGGCGAGTGAATTGTATTGTTTAGTCAAGAAACGGCGCGCGCAATCGGTAGCCTTTATTTTAGCAATACTTCCCATATCCCCAATCGGTGGAAATTCTAACGAATCGGCGAATTTGTCAGGTATAATGAGATTCAGTTTATCTTGGGAAATCAGTTTTTGTAATAAAAGTCCATTGTCCAGATCAATTATCTTTGAGAGTAGAACAGATGACGCAGTGTATTTCGCCTTTTCGGTCTTTAAAAAATCGAACCGATATCCTTCAATAAATGCCGTCTTCATGTTTTCGGTATCTTTCATCATTCGTTCGATACCCGACACGATAATGGAGACGTTATATTTGGTATTACGTATAAGGGAAAAGTCATCGGCCTTTTGGGAAAACGCCTTTTTGAATTCCTTTAGGCGTTCTTTGATAAAATACCGGATTTCCATATATTCGGAATAAGTGATATCATCGGTGTGTACCAAGAAGGGTTCCAATTCACGAACAATATCGACTAGATTCATCTTGTCTTGGATATAGGGTCTTACTAGTCGAATCAATTTGCGTGTATTTGGTATGACGACACGCAAAAATCGGTCCAATTTGTCTTCTTCGGACATTAACGATTCGTCGAGATTGTATTCTGTAATTTCCGACAAAAAATTCATATTGTATTTTGCCCCAATTTTCTCGTGATCAATTTCATTATTAAAATCGCGGACCACATATTCATTTATTTCTCTCTGCCGAGTCAACATGCGAAAAATTAGGGGCGGATTGGCCGCTAAAGATGTGCGAATAGCAATATTGGTCGACGGCAATTCCGTTTTACTATACACCATGACACTTTTTGGTAAAGTCATAATGGATTTCAATGACATGGTATCGTTATTTCCGATATTTTTTCGGAAATAAACGGTCTTCCCCGACTTTTGGACTTCGGGTAATAAAATCGTATCGGCCAAATTGTATTTTTGTATTACGAATCGACGTTTAGCGTATTGTTTTTCTTTGACTACGGTACTATAGTAATCATCCGTATTGGAGACAATGGATTCGATGTTTTGATTTACGGTCAAATCCGGATCAATACAGGTTTCGTTCAACATACCGTCGGTCCATTTAGCATAGGGTCTCATATAAGCGAGCATTTTATTGGCAGAATCCAGGTACTTGGGAACTTCTCCAATATTGCGATTTTCGTAATAATCGGTTTGTATGGTGGTCTGTTCGTACAAATGCGTCGCGGTATCATAGGGGGCGACATCTTCCGGCACTTCTTCTTTTTCGTCTTCTTCTATGGCCTGATCATTCTCGGACGATTTGTCGAAATATACCTTTTTCACCAGTTTTACTTCCGGCAAAACCCACTTTAGCCGCGTATCCATGTTAGTCAATCGTTCGACAATCGGTTTATAATCATTGCCGTGTATTTTCTCGTTGATGACAATACCTGCGGCGTCGAAATTGGAAAACTGTTTGCGCAATTCTTTGTATCTTATAATGAGACGGTTCACATTATCCAATACCAATTTGCTACGTTGATGATTGGGAATCGTGGAAAGCAGTTCATCCATCAAATTATTTACTTGGGCATCAATGGTATACTTTTTGTCCTTTTCCGATATTTCAACCAATTGTTCGAATAGTTCGTCTTCTTCGCCGAATACAACCTCATTTGCATCCAGATAAAAATCGTGCAATGTCTCGCGAATATTTTCGTCTGGTTCCGCATCCTCTGGAACCGATATTAAAAACTCGCCCGTATCTGTGTATTGCATAGAGGCCAATTCTTCTGGCGGTATAGACGACGACTCGCCGTCAGTTTCCGAACCACGCAAAGAAAGGACCGACTTGACCTTTTTCAATTGTTCCGGTTTTTGTCGCAATATAATCTGCGAAATGGGTATTTTTTGAGGAAGTCCCCTATACTCAAAATCGATGTATATTACATCTAAATCGGGATAAGTGGTAATTTCGATCATATCTTCTTCTAAATTGGTTATTTCGCCAGTAATTGTAACCGGCACATCACTACTAAAATGGATATCAACCCATTTTTTAGGCAATAGAAAATTCTGTCTGGCATAACCCTTTTCATCCGCCCGACTAAGAAGTTGAATTGTTTCTATCGATTCGTCGCGTATATTCCCAGATAGTGTTAAAAGGAGGTCGAATCGCGTTAAAGTCGCAACATCGATTAATTTGATCTCCGAATCGCCGACATAATCCACGAAAAAGGTCACTTCGTGTATCTCGGTGTTTCTTGGTGCAATAATCTCAATAATATCGCCATATTCCAATGTAATACTATTGACCTCGTTGGTATCTGGGGCATCTGCATCTGCTAATACCAAATCATCCTCTTCTTCGTTTTCTCGTTGTGACATTCTATATTATCAATATATATAATACACATATTACTTTGTTTTGTATAAGTATAAATATAAAGATAATATAAATATACATAAATATACTATTATTGATTTAAATGGAAGAATATGACAATATGTATTCGATAATAAACCTCGATTTTCTGAAACAATTTATAGAATCTAATATCGACGAAGATGAAAAATACGATATTACCGAATTATTCGATATTGATGAGATCTATAACCCCCGAAAAGAGAAGAATTGTATTTCGGTGTCACTTTTTGCCCAAAATGTGAATAATGTCGAGCCATCGATGGATTGCCCAGATTACAAAGACAAAAATAGTCATTGGTATAACAAATATTATAAACAACTCATCCAGTTTATAAAGGATTTTAATTGTTTACCATTCTATAATTCGTATAAGATAAGATTATATCTTGAAAATCAATTATTATGTTTCGCCGATGAATTATTGTCACTTAGTCCGCGTTTAGAAATATATTATATGAAACACAATTCGATAGGCGCACAACCGGGTATGTTATGGCGATTTATGACCTTTGACGATGTCGAATTGGATATTGTATTTGCAAGTGATATTGATGTCTGTTTAGATGATCACATTAGTAATAAATTACGTCCATTTATTCAAAGTACTAAAACTCTTGGTCGGCTTCATGGATATAGTCACGACTATAGAATAGATAAGACCGACCCAGACAGTCCATTAAATTATGCGGTCTGTTTGGGATCAATGATTGCAATGCGACCAAAACAGTTAGATATTTGCATCAAAGATATTATGATTCAATATATTTTATATAGAAGATTCAGATCAAAAAGCGAAAAACCATGGGAAGAGTTCACTGATAAGGATACGGAAAGATTTAATAAACCAATTGGAAATCATGTAAATGGATGGGGCGGTATATGGTCGATGTACGGATTTGATGAAAAACTGTTTAAACACACTATCTTTCCGCATTTGGTTAAAAAGGGTGAGGTCATTTCTTGGATTCCGAATGAACATGAAATAATTGTGAATTCATGCAAACCGACCTATCCTTATATCATCGATTATAATTTTATCAAACAATATAATAATGAAAGTGTCAAAATGTTTTGATAATGGATTGGCATTAATTTGGCATTACAACTTTTTTCATTAATGGCGTCCCATCGGATACATTTTTAATTGGTGCCATTGGTTTGAAATATTCTTTATAATTTTTTATAACATGTTCAACCGTTTTGTCTTTTGCATTTGGATATAAATATACTTCGTATGAATCTTGAGATAAATTACTTGATAATATGGATTCTATTTCTTCATTGTCATCAAAGTCATTGTAAAGTTTTTTCGATTTTTGTGTATGTGGGTTAGGTAATTTAACATATTTATGTTTTCCGTTTGTATAAATAACAACCACATATTTACCATTTGCCAACCCTTGCCAAAATTTTTCAAGTGGTTTATTTTTACCCCAAACGGTTGTAGGGTCTTTCCGCATTTCTAAAACGCGTTTAGATATCCGTTTAGAAGTTTTATTATGTATTCTTCTATGTTTTCTTGTTTTTGAAATCATATTTTATATAATTATACATAACATTTTATATAATTATACATAACCCAGTTATTTTACAATAAATAATAAAAAATCAAATTATTTATCAATCAAATTAGTAAAACACACATTTTATAAAATGTTCTATCCAAATTATAAAATGTTCTATCCAAACTCTACCTAATAGTTATAGTTTGGAAATTAACGTGATGTATCCGTACTATTATAAATAGTAGATAATTTACTCAAATTTTGTATATATTTCATGGTACTTGCCTGATTGTTCTCATTCATTTCGGAAACGGGTTTGCGTATTTGATCGATAATTTGCATAATCTGTTTCGCATTTGCCAAATAGGTAAGATCCGATTGATAATCCTTGTCAAAGAAAAATCGGATATCACCCATATCGATTCTATCTCGATAGGGTTCATATATACATGGATACCATATTTTGATAATAATTGATGGATTTGCCTGTTTCAACACGGCAAACGATTCTTTAGCGGAATATATTTCTGCATTATCCGGAAAAATTGAAATAATATCGTCCATTAACTCGAAAAAATGAGTATTAAATGCGCGTTGAATCGATTTTTTATCCGCCATTTTATAATTATACCAATGTTTATCTAAATTGTTTATCTATGATATAATATAAATCATTTGTTGAACTCTACTCCCATAATCAAATACTTGGTGCAAATGGTGAACCGGCCATTGGTTGAATATCTTCATTCCTTTTTTGTTGTAAACCGTCTACCGTGATATTGGATGACACTTTGTCGGGTTGATATGTATCTGGAGGCGTATTTATAACAATAGTATCGTGTGTCGCAGGAACGTAATTGTATAATTGACGTTTTCCGCCCATTCCCTTTGCGCTTAATTCATCGGAACTCATATTATATAATGTATATTTCTCCGATGTAATACTCATTCCATTATTCGATGGGGATAATTGGAATGCAACGGGCTCACCCATACCTCGCTGTGCAATATCCGTTTTTTTTTCTACCATGGGTTGGAAATGCGTAATTATATTATCGCCTAAAATGACATTATAGTTTTGTTTTGTTAATAAAAGGGCAGGTACACTTTGTATATTGGGAGGCATCGTAACGCGCTTTCCGGTTTCCAATACAATGTACATTTGATTATTTTGCGCATCCCGTACCCGTTTGTCTACACATATGAAACTTAGACTATCCATCAAATTACCTTTGACTAAATATTGCAATACCTTTTGAGAATGTTTACAATAGTTACTGTAATACAAAATATCCATTATATAATATTTTGTATTTTTACCTTATCGCTAAAACGAATGAATGGGTTATAGTGAGTTTATACACATTGAATAGAGTAATCTGTTCTGGAAATAGAAAATCACATATCCTAATGCCACCATTAACATCTGATAGCTAAATATACCGCTTTTCTTAGTAGTGGCAGATATATAGAGACTAGACACTAAAACAACCAATAACAAAATGAATCCAACGACAGATAAATAATAGAACCAAATGCAGTATTTTTTGCTGAGGGGGCCAAAAAGTTGGTTGTTCAAATCCGACATTATATTATACTGACAGAAAATATATATAGTGTAATTTTATATATTGATATAGATGGATAATTCGGTTATTTGGCAGATTATTGATTCGTATTTTCGCGATAATCCGAAATCTTTAGTCAGTCATCACGTAGATTCTTATAATGATTTCTTTAAAACGGGTATATTTCAGATATTTCGCGATAAAAATCCATTAACGCTATCTTCACGTTATGATCCGGCAATTGACGATTATCGTTCTAAATGTATCATGTATTTCGGCGGAAAGGACGGTAGTAAAATATATTTCGGAAAACCGATCATTTATGATTCGGGAAATGCACATTATATGTTTCCGAATGAGGCGCGATTAAGAAATATGACCTATGGAATGACGATACATTATGATATTGAGGTCGAATTTATCGATATATTAGAACCTGGTGAGGCACCTACAGTGATTGGTGGAGATGGATACGAATTATCGGGCGGTATTGGCGAAACGGACTATTTCGATGGGGGTGAAGAAACAGTCAATGAAATAGAAACAAATCAGGAAAATAGTAGTACTCCACCCTATCAATCGGGAGGATCTGGAAAGGGGGCACCAGTTACAAAAAAACCCAAAAAACGCGGCAAAAAGATCAACGTAGAACTAACTCCCGCATTGGCCGCCGCGGTCAGAGAGGCTACCGAAAAATCCATGATAGGCAACAATACGCAACGTCGGGAAATAACCATTCCGCAGGTATATCTTGGTAAATTCCCCATTATGGTCCAATCCGATTTCTGTATTTTAAATGGAATGTCCAGAGAAATGCGGTATAATGTAGGTGAATGCAAAAATGATCCGGGAGGATATTTTATTATCGACGGCAAAGAAAAAACGGTGATTCCCCAAGAAAAATTCGCCGATAACATGTTGTATTTCCGTAAATTGAAAGACGACGATAAATATTCGTATTCGGCAGAAATACGGTCGGTCAGTGAAAATGTCTCTAAACCAGTTCGCACTTTTTCCGTGAAAATAGTGTCTCCTACGGGAAAATATACGAATAATAATATTGTAGTTAGCATACCCAATGTGCGCAAACCAGTCCCCCTTTTTATTGTATTTCGCGCTCTCGGATTCATCTCCGACAAAGAAATCGTCGAAATGTGTCTTCTCGATTTAGAAAAATACGACTCTATGGTAGACCTATTTATTCCATCCGTACATGACGCCGGTTCGATTTTTACGCAACAAACCGCACTCAAATATATTGCAACATTGACCAAGGGTAAGACGGTGCCACATGCACTCGAAATATTATCAGATTATCTATTGCCCCATATTGGCGAATTGAATTATGTGCAAAAGGCGTATTATTTAGGCTATATGGTGTTTCGACTATTATCGGTCTCGATCGGTATCGAACCCGAAACTGATCGAGACAACTATAAATACAAACGCCTTGAAGTCGTCGGTACACTTTTATACGACCTATTTAGAGAATATTATTCGATACAACTCAAAGAAGTGCATTTGGCATTTGAACAACATTTGTATTACAATCAAGGCATCTACGAAAACAATTTATTTGGATTAATACAACAGAATTATCGCGAAGTCTTTCGCGAATCGAAGAGCGTAGATCAGGGGTTTAAAAAGGCATTCAAGGGAAATTGGGGTGCCTATACACATACCAAACGTATTGGAGTGATCCAGGACCTAAACCGTCTCTCTTATAATTCGGCAATTAGTCATCTTAGAAAAACGAATTTGCCTCTAGATCCCACTGCCAAGGTCGTTGGACCGCGTCTCCTACATAGTTCACAGTGGGGAATAATCGACCCAATCGATACGCCTGATGGCGGAAATATCGGTCTACATAAAACATTGGCAATCAGTACCCATGTCTCTAAAGGATACTCCCGTACCCCTTTGATTGCGTGGATGCGCGAAAAAGTGGCAATGAAATTGGTGGAGGAATGCCCCCCAAAAATGGCGGCGCAAATGACCAAGGTGTTTATTAACGGATTATGGGCGGGTTTAATAGATAACCCCCATGATGCAGTAGGTAAAATGAAACTCTTTCGGCGTAATGGTCTAATACCAATTAGTACGAGTATTACGTTTGAAACACGGACAAATACGATGTTTATCTATTCTGATCAAGGACGATTATGTCGACCCGTGTTTTACCGCGACGATTTGACCGAGGAAATTTCCTATCACAATCGCGATGTAATGAAGAAATTAAAAGACGACCAATTTTCTTGGGTGGATTTGATATCAGGATTCAATAAACGGAAAATCGAGGAGTTTGACCCCCTCTTAAACGATCGCTTATATGATTTGCATGAGTTGTATCAAGGGGTCGAGTCGGAAACAAATCCGGCAAAACTCGAACGATTTTTGGAGAAAAAGGCAATTATTGACTATATTGATGTGAGTGAAACGGAAAATACATTAATCGCCATTAATACGAGTGTATTCGAAAACAAAACGCATGATATCAGTGTTTCGTCTACCTATACACATTCTGAAATACATGAATCATTGGGTTACGGGGTAATGTGCAATCAGATTATCTTCCCTGAAAATAATCCAGTGACGCGTAATTCGTTTTCATGTGGTCAAAGTCGTCAGGCAGTGTCTCTATATCATACCAATTACCAAATGCGCATGGACAAGGCCGCTGTCATTCTCAATGGGGGGCAGATACCTCTGGTAAAAACGCGCTATTTAGACTATATTAATCACGAAGAAAACCCCTATGGACAGAATGCCATTGTTGCAATTATGTGTTATACTGGATATAATGTCGAAGACGCCATCTTGGTCAATGAGGGAGCATTGAAACGCGGTTTATTCAGAACTACCTATTACACGACATATGAAATACATGAGGAAAATAGCAAATCGGGTGATGTGATTGTAGATAAAAAGTTTTCAAATATAGAAACCACGTCGAATGTGATAGGTACAAAACCCGGATACGACTATAGTCTCTTAGATCCCTATGGACTAATACGCGAAAACACGATTGTTGATGATAAAACGATCCTGGTCGGTATGACATCGGCGGCCGAACGTGGCATTCGTATCGACGGATCAATTGGTCCAAAAAAAGGACAACTTGGTACGGTCGATCGGTCCTTTATTACCGATGGTGAAGAAGGTGAACGCATTGCCAAGATACGTATTCGCGAAGAGAGAATACCTGCAATTGGCGATAAAATGGCGTCGCGTGCCGGTCAAAAAGGCACAATTGGTCTAGTCATTCCCGAGGCCGATATGCCGTTTACGAAAGATGGTTTGCGTCCCGATATCATTGTCAATCCGCACGCAATACCATCTCGCATGACAGTGGGACAATTGGTCGAATCATTAACCGGAAAGGCATGTGCCATGTACGGTGCATTTGGTGAATGCACCGCATTTAATAATTGCGGTTCAAAAATAGGCGTTTTTGGCGAAATATTGCCCAAAGTGGGGTTTCATTCGTCAGGCAACGATGTTTTGTATAATGGTATGACGGGAGAACAGATCGAATCGGAAATATTCATCGGACCCACGTTTTACATGCGTTTGAAACACATGGTGAAAGACAAAATCAATTATCGCGCATTAGGACCAAGATCCGCACTCACACGACAAACGGTCGGAGGAAGGGCGAACGACGGGGGTCTACGCATAGGCGAAATGGAACGCGACACTGTTATATCACATGGAATATCGAATTTCTTGAGAGAATCAATGATGGAACGCGGCGATAAATATCATATCGCCGTATGTAACCAGACCGGTATGGTAGCTATATACAATCCATCTAGGAATATTTTTATGAGTCCCATGGCAGACGGACCGATACGAATCACTACTTCGAGCGAAAGCGACCAAGAAATGCATTTAGATCATATTACTCGATTTGGACGCAATTTTAGTATTGTATCTATTCCTTATACGATGAAACTATTGATCCAAGAATTGCAAACGATCAATGTACAGTTGCGTATTATTACCGAAGACAATATACAACAAATGGAGAATATGGCTTATTCTGGAAATATGGGCAAATTGACGCTAAATCCAAATATTACACCGAAAGATGTGGTGGAGGAGATAAAAAAACGGTTGGCAGCTACTGATAAACGCAAAGATACTCCAGAAGAAGATATGGGTATTAGTCCCGCATATGCTAATACGAGTCCGGCATATGTGTCAAACACCGGAAATTATCCCGAAGGAAGTCCGGTTTTCATACCCGGCATTTCGGATGCGACACCTTCGCCACCTCAAGGTCAGTTCGTACCAGGAACACCCGATTTTTCACCACCTCCCCCACCATCGGGGGAGATAATCGCCAAGAAACAAGTAAAAATTGCGCCACCACTACCAGAGAGTAAAAGACGTTTGTTGAAAAAACAAAGAGAGGAATTAGCAAAACTCAAAACAAAGAGTGTCAATTTTAATACACCCGAATCCGAACAAGATAGTTTTGATGATATCGCAGAAAGAAACGCGCGATTCGAGATAAACGATGTAGTTTTATTGCGAGGAGACGTGTACCCTAGTCGTTTATGGACAATTACCAAGATAAGTTCCGATAATAAATTTATTACGATTTCCACGACCGACGATCGCGAACTAGAGGCCGGCGAGGATATTAAAATTGTCACTGCATTAGAAATACTTCGCCCAGACGAAGTAGTCTATTCTTCGCCGCCCTATAGCAATATCACACCACCCGATATGGAAGGCGGCGGTCGCGTCGACTCTTCATCCTTACCTTCGCCATTATTGTCCTCACCTTCTACCAATATACCTCCGAATATTGATATCAGAATATATAACGGCGACAATTCCGATATTGTCAATGAATCGTCCAATGCGTCGTCTAGTAAAATCCCCGCCACCTTTTATGGAGGCAGTAATACGACTGGAGAGAGTGAAAAGGAAGACGATGGTGCCGGAGGGGAATCATCTGCAAATACAATATTGCCAAATATAACAATAAAAAAACTGGATTAACTTCCATTTTGATTATTGAGACAAATATAAACGTAAAATTGAAACATACCAATACATATTATTTATGGTAATTGATGTCGCGCGCAATTTATAGTTACCCATTGGCAATCATGCAGATTTATATCACGATATGGTTACTATCCATGGTATACTATGCATTTATGCACTTTCGCATACGTTTATTAGAGACCGAATGGAAAGAGGCAGACGAATATGATTTATACGATGAAATACGCGGTATTTTGCGTGATATAAATCCATCATGGAGTGTAACAAATCGCCATTTTATGAGTAAATTAGCCCGTATATATAACAATATGGGTGGAAATGATAAAACGGAATTCAGAGTCCGCGCCTATTATCGCGGAATAAAACCGATTCTTATTGAAAATGGTCTATACAAATAATCTATTATATAAAATTGATTAAAGAATCTAGATATTGTATTATATCATTATAATACAATAGCATGTCGAATACATCAAGCACCCGAATAGTGAGTATATATAAATCGCGAAATACGATATTGGAATTACTTGCGGCAAAACGATACAATATCCAAGAATACATGGGATTTAGCATAAACGAGGTAGATGCCATGTTCACAAATGGTCAACTCGATATGTTGATTTCGCACGAAGAAACATCAGAGAAGGTGTATGTCAAATATTATTCGTCCGCTAAACAAACGGCCAAACAGATTCGCCCGGCGAATTTAGACGAAATCATTGAGGATCTATTTTCCATTGAACAGATATTGACGAATAACGACACGCTAGTCATTATCATCGATGATGAACCCAATGACACTATCATAAACAAGGTGAAATATCTATACGATCATCACGGTATTTTCGTTATTATTTACAATATACAACGCCTGCAATTTAACATACTTAATCACGTCCTCGTACCGCCAATCCGCGCTCTCAATGATACGGAAAAACAGTCGGTCATGAAGACGTATCATCTTAAAGACAATACATCTTTACCCGAAATATCGAGATTTGATCCCATGTCACTTGCTATCCTATTAAGACCCGGACAAGTGTGTCAAATAATGCGCGAAAGTAATACCGCATTGAGTTACCAATATTACCGTATATGTGTATAAATTTAGGAATATTGTTATAGCAAAATGTGATATTATATGATATAATGGACCCGACTGTTCAAACAAACCCCATTATAGTGGGATATAGTCCTAATGATTTTTTTTATTATAGTGTCGCAAAATCGGAAGTAATTAATGCATGTGCTACGACTAATGGGGTAAAAGACTCAGATTGCACTATGAATTTGCAGACCGGAGATAGAAACTTTAGCAATTGTTATAACTATGAATTATGTAAAAATAAGGGATTTTCCGATTGGTTTATGAAAACACAGACATCTCACTCGGGCGCGGATGAACGATTTCAGAATACACAATCAATTTATAATACTTCGGTACAAACCATGTCGAACTTGTGTATCGGTATTTTTGGTGTGGGTATATTTATATATTATAATAAATAGTATATTCTTATTTTATAATGGGTGATTTTAATTCTGTATTTAATGCAATTAAGAACTATAATGATGCATATAACAATTTGGATTCGACTATCAGAACCAATGTTTGGACCCCTGTTAAAACTGATATTTTAACAACTCCAAGTTGTCTAAATGAGTTGAACACTTTTTATACTAGCACAATAAATCAAAACCCAACCACGGCACAGACACCTCATTGTAACACCTATAATATTAGTCAAATAAATAATATCAGTAATAACTCTAACAGAAACAAATTTGGTGAAGTAGTAAAGAAATATTATGAATTGCAATCAGCATATACAAATTATAGTTATATACAAAATAACTATTTAAACGGGTTAGATAATTCATATAACAATATTAAAACAACCAGATCGTCACTTGACAATGAACTGTTAAATTTATATAATGTCCAAGGGACAATACCCGATATTTACAAAAAGCAGGTCGATTCATCGCTATATGCCGGTATATTGTGGATGGTTTTAGCAACAAGTCTATTATATTACGTCTTTATAAAAATATAAATTGGCGCGTATAGTGTATTCACCCGCCTTATGCAATTATAAAATCCATAATAATATATATATTGATTTTATAAATATGAGTAATCTAATACCGATACTTCAAAAAATATCTAATTATAATTCTAAGTATGACAATTATAATACCTATAGTCCCACTAGTGCATCATCATGGTCAACCAGTAAAGATAGTATTCCACTTAATTGTCTCACTGCTATTAGTAGCGATGCCTCATTAAACGATTATATTAGTAATACTGGTAATAACCCTACCAAAGTAAACCTATATAATCACTTGAAAAGTTTACCTAATTGTACGAGTGGTGGAACAAATTATATAAATGATTTATCTTCTAATATTACGAATGATTATAATGCCAAATTTGGTAATGTTTTACGCGACTATGCAGTACTACAAACCGCATACAATAATTACACTTCACCCGATAGTTATTTAGGTAATTTAGATAATTCATATAACAATATTAAAACAACCAGATCGTCACTTGATAATGAACTATTAAATTTATACAATATCCAAGGAACTATACCGGATATTTATAAAAAGCAGGTCGATTCGTCCTTATATGCCGGTATTCTATGGACGGTTTTAGCAACAAGTTTAGTATATTATGTATTTATAAAATTATAGGATATCTATATATAAGTAAGTATGGCAACACAATTCAGAACCACTTTTTCAACTAATGCGCATTATAAAGATATTAGTGATAATTTAATAAACTATATAACACATTACAATGCTAAAGTAGGCAAATATGATGTCATTGATAATAGTGGCTCGCTCACTTTCCTATACAATGAGCACAATCCGTCACCAAACTTAAATGATGCAATGATACATGATTCAAATTATAATCTCATACACCAAAATATTATTTATATTTTAGGAACAGTCACCGCCGCAACATTATTTATTACTGTATTAATTATGGGTAAAAGATAATGTAGTTATATATTATATTTAAATGGGCGACACACAATTTATAAGCGATATAAGTACTGCATTTGTTAGGATAGATTCATATCTTACCGATGAAATCAATAGATTAAACCAAAAAAAAATATCAGTAACACAGGCACAAGATAATCAAAATCGTCTTCTTTTGTTGAATCAGAATTATACGTCACGCGTGTATCAATATATCAAAATGATTATGGTTGTCATTATTATGTTATTAGTGCTACTCATAGTACGTTCAATATCTAGTTATATTCCTTCGCCAATTGCTAATATATTATCGATTGTAGTTATTGTAGTTGCAGTCGGACTTATTGTTTCTCTATATAATGACATGTCTAGACGAAATATTTTAGACTATAATCAAATTGATGCACCCAATCCTACATCTTATGTAAATCAAAAGGATATACAAAACCAACTCGCCATAAATTCTGCAAAGGGCGATTTGATTGGTTCTATCAATTTAGGTGGATGTACAGGACCTCAATGTTGCGCATCGGGTACAATTTGGGACCCACAAACACAGTCTTGCATAGTGGGTTGTGACTCAGGTAAGCATTGGGATTTTTCTTTAAAAACCTGCAGCCCGTTCACAACCATGGCCCAAGCATATGGAGAAGGGTTTGGTGATTATTCCTTTTATGTCAAGTAAACATGTATTTGTCTAATCTATATGAAATAATATCATCGATTTATTCTATCGCCCAATGATGCGATAGAATATAATTATTATATATAAACTATATGGTTTTACAAGATCAATATAATGTATTATATAATCAAAATATACAATTGGCTAAATATAAACAAAATATCAAGGACAATTATTCGACAGACGATCAAATGTCGGAATACTTATTAACCCGAAATACAACGTTTTCGATCGTCAATACGGCCTTATTTTATGTGTATTACGCCCTTCTCATCGTGGTGGCATATATCTTGTTTTTCGTAAAAAAGGATTATTCGATTGGGTATAAAGTGTTTTTAGCCATCTTGTTCATTCTATATCCCTACGTCATTTTCTTTTTAGAGAATGTCATTATGGTTCTATTTAGCTATTTATTTTATGTGGTGGCGGGAAAACCTTTTCCTGGGAATAGTATGGCCCAATATAACCTATTATATAGTAATTATGCACAATCCTATGCCGTAACAAACAAATTACCCTATAATTTGGCGTACAATACATACTAGACTTATAGGTCCTCGGGATCGATATCTTCAACGTCGCCATTCTCACTTCCGCCCGATTCATTGTCATAAATAATCCGAATACCGGTCCATACGCCATTCTTCTGTTTTCCATACTGCCTGTCCAAATATGCATAAACGTCTTTTGGTGTAGGTATACGTGGCCCGCAATTGAGGCGATACCAATCGTTGAATACGTTTGCCAATGCGGACTTGAGAACACATTCCCTAGGGTGTTTAGCAATACGGTCGCGAACAAATTGTGCAATGTAATCCTGGCCTTCTCGGTACGAATTACTCGATTTTAATACCATGGCGCAATCTTCGACTACACCATTGGTCTGGAACGCCCTCTGTACCAACATCCATGCAAATAGGGGGGCCCATTCTTCGAAACGTTCGGTAATATGTCGATCCAATTTGAATTGATAGGGTTTATCGACATCGCCAGTTTGCGGGTTCTCTGTAAATAATGACATGAAATCGACAACGCGAATACGGCGCCAAGTACCGTGATCATTACTCTTTATCTCCATGAATTCATTGGAACATACGACTAGTTTGAACTGCGGTAGAAACGAGATGATTTCGGGCATATAGGGGGCACGCGCTTGAATCGGGTCGACGCCGCTCGTAATCTGTTTCATAATACCTTCATTGATGCGATCGCCTTTCGACGGTTCTTGCATGACTGCATATCGCACGCCCTTTAATTGTACAAGTTCGGGGGCTAGACCACCAATCTTCGTTCTTTGTTGCGTGAGTAGCGTAAGAGGTACGTCACCCTTGTAATCCCCCAATACTTTCTCCATGAAATTGACCAAAACCGATTTCCCGTTTTGACCAATACCAATATACATGTTGAATGTCTGATTCGCCGATGTACCGATCAAGATGGACGCCAAATGATCCCACATATACTTGCACAATTCCGGTACGGGAAACAATTTCTTCATGAAATCGTTTATTTGGTTCGAGATCGCGTCGTGTTTAGTTGAATTGTAATGGGCGATGAAATCGAGATTGGTACACAACGACAAATAATCCTCGGGATATCCTTGTCGAAACCGTTTTTCTTTGAAATCGACTACACCATTGGCAAAACACATGAGATAGGGATTGGTATCGAGTTTCTTCAAGAACGAACCGTCATAAAAGAGTTCGCGTGCCTCTGTCATGATATTCTTCTTGTCATTTGTCTTCGAAAGGCGCGCAATAATATTCTTCAATTTGACTGCCCGTGCCTCCATCTTCTTGTGTTTCTCGTCATCTGCACTAATTGCGGACATCTGTTGCAATAGTTTGAAGGCCTTTTGTGAGTATAGTTTCCGAACCTCTTCGGAAATAGCCTTTCTTAGAGTCGTGCCTGAATCGATCTCCTTCCATCGATGATTAAGATACCTATACCAAACATTCGCTTTGACACTGACACACACATATTCGTCTTTGAATAATTGGTATAATACTTTAGCAATATCGTAGTCGCCACAACCATTCGAATTCCGGTCATTGTCGCCTACTGTGATCGTGTCCACCGTCAAATCAATGTAATAATCGACGCTATTGAACCGGACACGGCCATAATCCTCCGTTGCGTCCTTTTTTGACCAGTGCATAATGGAGCGTTTCGTCAGGCCGTTCGGATTATTCATGTCGAATCCGCGCCAACGTTCCCATAGATCTCCGCGAATAGTCGAATAGTCAAATTTATCGTATTTTGCGCTGAATGCGACCCATACGATAAATAGTCGGTCACTAATATTGCGCAATGCCCAACCGACACGAATCCATTTAGCAAATGATCCCGATCCGTAATACGAATCTGGTAGGGTCATGGTATATTCATAGGATTCTTTTAGTTCGAAATCACTCGGTTCGATTGATTCCAAGAATCGGTCGATGGCCGCACTGAGTTCCGCCGAATTGCGAATATTGAATACACCGATGGCATCTGTATTGACCGTACTCATGTTTGCACCTCCTGTACCCGCACCTACACCTGTTCTGTTTGTTGCCTTTTTTGCCGAGTTCGGGCCGATTACCGCGGCACCCTTTAATTTCGAATATGTTTCGGCAAACAAAGGGTGAATAAAGAGATCCAGATGCTTCGTATAACGCACCGACAATTGCGAAATGGTGCTTTCGGTAATAAACGCCCCCACATTTTGTTCGGGTGTGACGACGACCTCGCCATCGCCCATATCGTAGGTAACGCGATACATGTATTTTAATTGATACGGTTCATGATCGGGTTTTCGGCAACCGATGAGTTGCCAATTTACACACCCTACACTGATACCCTCATCAAATACGTCCGCCCATGTATTTGTAATAGGAAGGTCCCATATATCTTCGATTTGATCCACCATCAATTTTCGCAAATACACTTGGATTACTCTGTCGGCCTGTAATCCGATAATGATATGGATGCCATCCTTGGTGACCTTCTTTTCCGCGAGACGATTAACGCTAGTCTTTTCCATGACGAAAATCGGAAACTGTGTATCCCCGTCGAATTGGAATATTTTTTGTAATTCGGCCAAATAGGCGTATATCAAATCATCAACGTGATCCTTAGTGTGTTGCTTTTCTTCGACTGAATATTCGTATCGAAAATCAAGATCGATTGCAATTGGACCGCCTTCGTCTAATTGTTTTTCGGTCAGATACTCGGCCGTTTTTTTTTGAATAACCTGCTTAAATACGAGGTTCATCAAGGTTTCATAGTCCTCATCTGACACAAAATATGAGCCGCCATATATATTCGATTTAGCGTCACCTATTCGCGTATGGGTAATCGGTTTATCGGACCCCGCGTCTTCCTTTTTTATCATGTGATTTTTTAAATATTCGCTCAATGGGTTACGTGTCTCCGATTTATTCATTGTAGTTTATCTATAATATGATATTATATTTATGTGGATTATAATATCAATTTTACGTCTATATTTGGTGACGTTTAAATATAGCCGTTATTCGCATACACTCCACCTTCTGCGCTTTTTTTGTCTTTATATATAAACGAGTGCGATGCCAAATATTTTAAAATTCATCAACATACCGGTTTTTATAATTGCCCTTTCTTTAGGTATATTCGCCGTATATATATCGACGGACATGCGAAAGATATATGTATTTCCGACGCCCGAAAATGTGAATCTAATACAATATCGCGACAAAACGGGTAATTGTTTTGCCTATAAACAGTCGGAGGTTAGTTGTCCAACGAATCAAAAGAACATTTCGATTATTCCCGCACAAGAATAAATATCGTATGTTATATTTTTATGTCATAATAATGTAAATAGATATTCAATATGAATTTTAAACGATTATTAAATACAGAATTGGGAAAAGTGTTTATATCAATTTTGTTAGGTCTTGGTTTAGCGACATTATTCCGCAAAGTATGTACGGATAAAAATTGTATTACATTTAATGGACCAGTTCTTAGTGAAATCGATAATAAAACCTTTAAACAGGGGAATACCTGTTATAAATATGAACGCGAATCCGTAAAATGTGACTCGGCAAAACAAATTATTGATATTGGTACACCAGACTCAGACAAGAATGGTATTGTTGCAGCGGGCATAAATTCGCTAACTACGCCAAAACCGAATTCGTCTTCATCCTCCGAAAACAGCATTTTTGGAAAATGGTTTTCTTAGAAAATCATCTCTCAACAACCTATTATAACTTATGAATAAATATCTAATATTCAAAATGTACCTGATGAGTACAGTTTGAATATTTGGATAAATGATAAAATTATAGTTTTTCCTTGCCATAATTAGTAGGGAAAAACAGTGATGTGTAGACCAATCATTGACAGTGAAATTAAAGATTTACACCATTGAATATTTAAAACCGAACCCTTTACACATTTCAAACGCTGATTATTTAGATAAAACTAAAAATTTATGTAACAATAATTGTATTTACAAATAATTCTTTTTTATATTATCTAATATTATATGAGTGGTCACATATTTGTTGAGCCTGAAACTGAGTACGTAGAAATACCAGTAGTAGAAATACCAGTAGTTGTAAATGAATTAAATTTCATTCCAGGAGAGAGTGTTTTTATAGAATCTTCTGGTAGTCGTATACCTGCAACTATTATAAAAGAAACAGCTTATTATTTAGAATACTCTATTGAGAGCACAGAAACACCGGGTGAAAAAAAATTGTATCTAATAAAAGCATCAGAAAGTCCTATGAAATTTTACGGATTAGAAACAAGATTAAGTCCCGTTGGTATTCGGATGCCTACTACTGAAAAATTAACTAGAGACTACGTAGAAATCCCATTAGTTAAAGGTAATTTTACTTTCATTCCAGGAGAGACTGTTATTATGGCACAAAATGATAGTCGTTCAGATATTCCTAAATATACACCTGTATGGTCTCTAACTATTGCAAGCGATTCAGCTGATAAATTTGAATACGTTGCTAACATAAGCAAACCGGATATAAAATCGCATAAAAAAGCTGAACGCAAAGACTTAAAATTTTACAGATTAAAGAGTGGTTTGGGTGGTGGCAGAAAAAAGTCTAGAAGATATAAAACTAGAAGATATAAAAGGAGTCGTCTTTCTAGACGAAAAAAACATCATTGAATACCATTATATTATATGAGTATACCGAAAGGTGCGATTTTAAATCTTCAAGGGTGTAAGGTGTGGTATACATATGTGCGTATGAAAAGACATCTTTAAATAAAATAATATTCTATATTATCATGTCGTCGGTACCTAGTACAACACGTATTGCCGATTTGCCTGAGAATATTACAATGCAAGTACAACAGAATTCTTATCCAGTACAAGGGTTACCTCAATTACAACCGGGATATAGTAGCGGTCCAAAACAACCACAACAAGGTTTTGACGGTCCAAAACAATCCGCCATGGTAGACGGTTTAAATAATACATATATCCCAATGAATATACACCCAAACCCATATATTAGTGAAAATGCAGTAAACGGTGATATCCCGTTTCCCGAGAATGTACATCAAGGGAATCGTCTTCCATCGCGCGACATCCCCATGGATTCTGCTGGATATATTCAGGACGAACAAATACAACCCAATTATATTCCTAAACCAACCGCTCCATCCGATTATATCCAAGAATACGATAAAAAAATGCAACACACATTAGAGCGACACGAAAAGGAGAATTACCGAAAAGAAACCGCGGACGACTTATTCGCCCAATTACAAACCCCCATTTTCTTAGTATTGATGTATTTCATCTTCCAGTTGCCGATTATAAATCGTTTATTGTATCGATTCGCATCAGTTCTGCCTTTTTTCAAAGAAGACGGTAACCTCAATTTATATGGCATGTTGTTCAAAAGCACGGCATTCGGTACGATATATTTATGTATGGACAAAATAATCAATTATCTAACTTTTTTATAGATCCATAACAAGAAAACTGGTTATGTACTGACCGTTACAAAATCACTCGCAACATAACCGGTTATATTAGATGAATTGGTCGAACAATTTTTTGATATAGTAATATACTTTGAATTCAGGGTGTCGAACACACCAATGGCCAAGGACGAAAAATTGCCGGTGTAACTATAACTAAATCTTACACCCAATTTTAATTCATATATAATTTGTTGCGGGGTGCTCAGCGTCAGATTCGAAATTGCAAGGTTACCCAAATATTGTATTGCATAAAAGGGGGAATTGGTCGATATATTATTAATTATAACCGGGCTATAATTGGTATTGTAAGTGATTGTACTGTAGAGTGGAGGACTACTCGTGTTTGTTACCAATACCCCATTATAATATACATTCAATACCACCGAATTCATAGATATATTCAAACTAGGTAAAGTAGTTCCACTCGAACTTGCCGTGCCGGTGCACCAAAATGCAAGAGGAGTAGTAAAATTAAAGGTCGTCATATTTGAAGGGATATTTTTATTCACGATTATTACGCCCAACGGGACCTCATAACGATAAGGAGACGAAACGGTGCCACTAAAAGGGGGCAAATTTGTAATATTGGATAATTCATCGGAATTCTTGGTATACAGATAATAAGGTGTTGTTTCTGAATTATTCAAAATAGTATAGATACGATCGGAAACGCCGGTTAAATTATAAAGTGGAACATGGTTGTCCAATTGTAGATAAATCGGTGGACCAGGCACGTCGGATCCCGTACTGATTGACTGATTAGTCGTTTGCGTATCGCATGGTTTCAAATCTGCCGATTTATTCAATGTATATTGCGATACATTATTTCTAGATTTACCCGATACGAGTTGAGACCACAGATGCGATTTAGTAAACCCGTTCGATTTCGAATTTTGATTAGATGATTTGTATTTCAATATTTCAACCTTTCGACGCATATTCAATTGATCTTGGGTATATGTGGGATAAGGTGACGTTATCGTAAATCGATTAATCGGATTATTATATTGGGCTACCAACCGCTGTTGGGTTACAAGAGAACATATCTGATCCAATGTTTGTTGCGACTGCGACATCAATATATGTATTATATCTATAATATCATTATCTATTTAGATAAAGATATTACACATTTGGATCAATGTCTATTGCGGCATCCAATAATTATTCTATTGGTGCAATCTTAGATGTGTACCATAGATTAGATAGGTAGTATGCACTCTGTCCTTGATTGCTAGTACCGCCACTTGGTGACAATGGACTCGTTGTTAGGTTAGGTCCACCCATTACAATATTATTTATACTAAATGAAGTTAATGCATAATTGTAGTATTGCAAATTCGAAATATTTCCGGTAAATCCGCCGTTTGTGCCTACGTTGATATTGTAATAGTTTTGTATTGGTACTGATGGGAGTATGGTACGCGCCGAAACAACGCCATTGACATATACGTCCATTACCTTATTTTGCATGCGTATAGCAACGTGGAACCATTTATTTACCGGTATACCAGTAACGATGGTCGCGGTACCTAGGGGATTACTTGATGAATCGGGTGAATCGTATGTAGCCGTATCTGTATATATGTGTAAATTCATGTTATTACTACTGTCTTTCGAAATGTAGACGCCCGGAGAGTTTCCGTATTTGGCTAGACCACTACCATTATAAAACGCACCACCCTTGTTAAATATGTTATTATATATTGTGGATGGACTACCCGCCATACTACTTGGATTTTGAAACCCCGTTATATTTAACCAAGTAGACCATGTATATTCTAGACCAGTTGATTGATTATTAGATCTTAGTATATTAACGCCGTTTGACAATGCGGGATCCTGTGGAATGACTAAATTCGAATTTCCTGGTAACATACCGGGTACAATATAAGGACTACTAGAGGATTGCGTAAAATAGCCAATGAGACTTATTCCTAAATTAAGTAAAAACATAAAAACAATGAGAGTCAAAATAACAAACACGAATTTTGCAATTATACTATTGGAATTGAGAAAATCTTGGCCGGCACTTGTCATATTGACATTGGAAGCGAATTTATTCAATTCACCAACTACATTTTCCTGCGCGGCCGCGGCATAACTGGTCACCGATTCTCCTGCTTTGGCGATAGATGAAGTAACATCCGATGGTTTTATCTGTTGAATTCGGTCAATTGCATCTTTTGCGTATTCGGCCATTTATACTATATAGTAATATTGTATAATATAAATCACATCATAATAATTGACATACTCAGAGACTAAATATAGCTAAAAATGATTCGTCGAATGAATCATGGATCAAGATATCACGGGAAATAAAAAGATTAACTAATAAATGACTAAGAGATTGAAGATTAAATTATAGTATAAGAATTAGCCACTTGATTATTCTTGGTTAGATCGATATTGACGCCATATGCCGGAATTAGACCACTCATTCCATTTCCGGCTAAATAGGTATTCCATACATCTTGTGGAGAGACTATGGTTGGACTGCGAATAAAACTAGTTATTGTCGCATCAAATGCCTGAGGCGTACCGGAAGTACCGATCGCGACGGCGTTGCCACTATCTAATCCATCCACTTTATTGGATCCTCCACCAACAGTTAATTGTGTCACATTAAACGTTGGTAAATTCGAAAGAAAAACTGATTTAATCAATTTACCATTTAAATAACAATCAACATAGTTTTTATTGACATTAACGGCTATATAGCACCAAGACTGCACAGGGAAATTTTTCGTAATATTAATTAAAGTAGTGCTGGTGGTGGTTCTAATAAACAAATCTAAAGTAGGCGAGTTTTGTTCTAAAAACAACGCAAGCTTAGCATTGGCATTACTATCGGCATCGCGAAAAATCAGTTTGGTATTGTTAGTATCCCAACTATTGACATATAACCATAACCCGTAATTAAAGTTTTGAGCATTGGATTGATTTGATATTGCGATTGGTGAATTTGTTGTTGCTAATGACAATTGTTTTGCTAAAGTATTTGATGCAAAGTAATATTTATACAATACGTATAGCAAAATAATAACAATGGCGCCCAATATAATAAGCGTATAATTCATTATATAAATAATCTATATTTTATTGGTCGATTTTATACTACGCATGAATAATTATAATGGTTCACAATATGTTGTTATACACACGGCCCATTATGAACTATATTGAATTTCTGGTGATACAAATGACTCGTATTGAGTATTTGAATTGTTCCGGTGTAAAATAGAATAGTACGGATAAAACCGCCTAAAACTTGGGCGGATTGCGATTCATCAATAAATTGTATGAATTTGCAATTTGATATTCAGACATGGGCGGAGATGTATAGACGATACAACTAATAGCACCATCGATACCCATTGGTGAACCGACCGTTATACTATCACTAATCGAATAAATTGGTATATCCGTGGTATTCAGATATACCGTTCTTTCTAAATGACCATTGATAAAAATATCGACTATACCGGAATTGTAATTAAATGCGACATGATTCCATCTTTGACCAACTAATGTTAAATTAATTGGACTGCTGTTACTCGATAAATAAAAGTGGAACGTATCTACGAAATTATCCGATACACCACACGAATAAGTGATTCGCGGTTTTGGGTGCATTGTATTACTAGCGTCGGTATAACTATAACTAAATATATCGGTTTCTTTTGCATATGCTGCATTGGAACTACTATTTGGATTAACGAATATCCACATAGAAAGGGTATAATTACTGTTTCCACCTGTAAGATCGATTATATTATTCGGATTATAGAGATCTACACTTTGTGCTAGCGTGTACGTTTGTTTATTCAAATATTTCGGTTCGTTCAAAAGAAGTTTACTATGTTTATCAAGTAAAAAGACACCGGTATTTGGAAGATAAACACACAATAAAATAACCAAAATTTCCAAAATAAACAGGACAAATACAATATTCGGTGTTATTTTGTATTGTTCCAATAAATATTGTAAAAAGTCGCTAAATAAACAAGGAATGTAAAAGATTAAAGATACAATAAATCCGGATAATTTATTGTTATTTTCGATTTCCGCCAATTTATTGGAAAATAATTTATAAAAAATAGCTAGACCAATGACAATGGCGAGAAAAATACCTAAATTAACCACATAATTCATGGCGGCGGCATCTAGTGAAGACAATTTATAAATGCCGTATGATGCTATTGGTATAAATATAACTATTCCAATTATGGTGGCAATGGTTTTCCATCCACCCACATCTTTGGCAGATATATAAGAAGATATGGACGCTTTGTTCGATTTCATATATCCACGAACAAACATGATAATGCCAACAATTATGGGTAGAACAATGATAACCGAATACGTATACATTTGAGACGATAGGGCAGTCGGATTATTCGCCAATGTAAATAAAATAATACCTATAAATATAACAATTGATGCAAATGTAACGAGATTCATCGCCATTTTCCGATCTATTTTTTTCAGCATATCGGTTTGATCCATTTATAAATAACTATAATTAATCATTATATTTTATCAGTCGTATTCCTCATCACATTACAGATTTTCGATTGTCGTTTTTTTTCCATGACATTCGCGACATAATGCGACCAAATTATCTATATGATTACTGCCGCCATATTCTAGTCTTATTTTGTGATCTACTTCGAACCAGGCGGTAAGTTGATTACCGCAATCGCCACATTTCCATCCTTGCTGTGCCGCGACGTATTTTTTCTTCGTTTCACTTACGGATCGTTTTGTCGATTTTTTACCCGAGGACGAAATGCGACGGATCGAGTTATCTTCCTGTTGTTGTGGCATTGATACAATGGGGAAATTGACACCGTTTCGAATGCCCCCCCCGCCCCCCGAAAAGTCTTGTTTGGACGTAAAATCTAAGATAGGCGATAACATACTCGACGTATTTCTATCCAGAGGCAAATATTTGATATAGTCACTTGATGCCGATATAACCTGTCCGGCATTTAGTGGATTTTTCTTTATAATATAATAGACAAACAATGCTCCCAGTACAATACCCGCCATTTGATAGTATTTTTTATAAGATAGTGCACGTTTGATGATTTTGCCTTCGGTATATATATTTGCCAAGACCGCGGCAGTTATAAAAAAAAGGACGATTTCGATCCTCATGTATATATTTAGAAGGTATTTTTACGTTATTATCGCATTGCCGAATGTGTGATTAGCCTATTTATTATACAAAAATCCAATCGCGATTATACATGCGCAGAATAGTGTGGTGTGTATGACATATCCATTGATTCTTAGTCGATCCGACAGAAAAACGGGTTTTGGGCGATATTCGGATAAATAGCGATCAATACTCATATACAAAGATAATTCTTCCTTACCCAACATGGCATTGTATTTATTGTGTATAAAGTGCGTCCATCGCATAAAGGAATCGCGATTATCTAAATAGGGCGAAACGGGATATCGATCCAATATTGCACTAAATTTGTTTCCCATCTCTGAATCTGGAATAAACAGGGGTAAATTGTATATAAAATCGTAATATTTACGTTTTGTTACTGCATTTGGGTGTTCGGGATAAGAATACGAAATGGTGTGTATAAAAAACCAATAATGAGGGCCCCAGACGTCGGCGTTTAATCCCATTTGAAAGTATATAAACAATGGCTAATATAATTATAAAGCAAAATCGCACATGTCAGACAATTATTGTAACAATTGCGGAAAACCCGGACATACATATAGTAACTGTAAAATACCGATTACCAGTTTTGGAGTCATTGCCTTTAGAATCACACCGGAAAAAAAACGTGAATATTTACTCATACAAAGGAAGGACTCACTCGGATTTGTTGATTTTATGCAAGGTAAATATTCCATTTATAATAAATGCTATTTGATGAATATGCTAAAACAGATGACAATTGAGGAAAAGGGGCGTTTGCAAACGTACCAATTTGAAGATTTGTGGTATAGTATTTGGGGTAGTCAGGCACCCAAAACACAATATCGTATCGAGGAATCAATCTCACGGGACAAATTTAACCAATTAAAAGCCGGGGTATTGTTTAATAACGATTATTATAATTTAGATACATTAATCCAGGAAAGCGATCAATGGGGACGTTGGGTCGACGCCGAATGGGGATTTCCAAAAGGGCGTCGAAATTACCAAGAAAAAGATTATGAATGTGCCGTCCGCGAATTCACGGAAGAAACAGGATATTCTTCTCGTAAAATAACGAACATTCTCAATATTTCTCCATTTGATGAAATATTCACAGGTTCCAACTATAAATCATATAAACATCGCTATTATTTGATGTATATGGATTATTGTGATAGTGATATATTGGCCAATTATCAAAAAAGCGAGGTGAGTAATATGGAATGGATGACAATCGATGTAACTGCGACCAAAATCCGACCATATAATATAGAAAAACGCACATTAATAACTAAAATAGATGATCTATTGGATAAAGTTCATTTGATTTGTAATATATAAATTTCAAAACGGATCAATTCCATCATCTATATTCCAGAGAAATACCAGTTCCTTCTTCATTGTGGGGAGAGGAGGGTCCAAATTTGTATAATAAATAGCATCCTGCAGATAATACCCCCGACTTTAGATAGTCGAATTCAGGCATTCTTGGTGGTATTGACGATTGCGAACCATAATATTTGATATATTTGATTCTTTTGTACGTTTTCCCAAGATTATAATAGATTCGGTTATACATTAATTGATGGGGCGGTTGAAATAAATAATTCGAAATTATTTATTTCAATTTTATTGTATTGGTATTATATTACATAAATGGTTGATCTATGCAAATACAAGGATCTATTTGGTAAACCAAAAGAAGGATTGCGAAAATATCGCATATTTAATATAGCTATAACCGATACTCTCGTCGTAATTGTCATTTCTGTTTTTTTATCTTGGTTGACCAAGATCCCCCTGTTATTAACTTTAGTCGTTATATTTACGTCGGGTATAATTGTCCATCGCCTTTTTTGTGTACGTACCGGGGCAGATATATTCTTGTTTCCGAATCCACTAAAAAATGGGTAATGGCGCCGATATTTTAGCCACTTTCTTTGATATCTATATACTATAGATTAAGATGGCGGATAATAAAACATTGGAACGTGGGTCACCCGGTGAAGATAAGAGACGTGGTAGAAAGACAAAGAAACAGAACGAAAAAGAACTCATTTTAGAACATCTTGGTAAAGAGACGAAAAAAGAACGCGAATATGACGCAACAACACGATCAAATGACTCGATGATAAAATCGCAAAAAAAGATGTGGGAAAATATACAATATTTGTCCCCTTTAGAAAAGTCGAAATTCGACGACAAGTTTACACAACCCAAGAATATCAGTCAGGAAAAATACGCGTCGATTCTAAGAATGAAAAATAAAAAAATAGTTATTGCCACTGGACCCGCTGGAACAGGAAAAACACTTTTTGCCACAGAATATGGTGTCCGTTATTTTCTATTGGGGAAATGCGAAAAACTCATTTTTACTAGACCGTCTGTATCAGTCGATGAAGAATTGGGATTTTTGCCCGGCACATTGGAGGAAAAAATGGCACCTTGGGTAAGACCTATATATGACGTTTTATATACTTTTATTTCGCCTAAAGAAGTCGCATTATTGATGGAGGAAAAAGTGATTGAAATTGCCCCCCTAGGTTTTATGCGCGGTCGGACATTTAAGAATAGCTGGATTGTCGCGGATGAGATGCAAAACTCGACTGTTTCGCAGATGAAAATGTTATTGACGCGTTTAGGTGAAAATAGTCGACTTATTATTACAGGTGATTTAGAACAATATGACAAACCCGACGAAGTCAACGGTTTAGAAGACTTCTTGGGAAAATTCCGCGGAAAAAGATCATCAAGTATTACTAGCGTTGAATTTGAACGCAAAGATATACAACGCGAGGATGTGGTAAAGGAGGTATTGGATATTTATAGTGGTGAACATATACCAGAAAATTACATTGAGTCAGAATCAATTTAGACGGACGAATGATTTGAAGTATTTTACGGATTATATTTATTTCTTGGATAATGTAAAATAAAATAACTCTATTATTTATAAATGGCAAAAAAATCGAGAAACGGATCCACAATATTGTCAAACATGAACAAGATTCTCCACAATAAATATGTATTATATTTCATCTTTTTCGTCGGCCTTGGCGATCTCTATTTCTTGGCCCAAATGAAGAAATATTCGATGGTTGCCATATTTATCTTAACCGGGTTTATTACGGCCTTCTTTTCTAAGAATATGATAGTCATTTTCACAATCGCTCTTGTTATCACCAATATAATAAACAATATGACGAGTGGGTTTGAAGGGTTTGAAAATGGCGATGAAGACGGTGTAGCAACTACGTCATCAACTACGTCATCATCATCCAAGAAGTCCACCAATACCGCCGATGCATCTAAAATACCGCCTGATATGGCCGACAGTTATCGCGAATTATTAACTCTTCAAGGTGATATTAAAGACGCCATGACCGAAGTTACCGTACCTCTCGGAAAAGCAGAGGACATAATCAAAAAATTGAAAAAACAGATGGGACTACAAAACGTGCAATAATCGCCAATTGGCAAACGAAGGAAAAATACTCTGCCAATATATATAATTAAGATGAAATACTCTCATAAAGTAATAACATGTTATATCGGTATTGTATTCATTACTTCCGGGTTTTACATCTATTTTAAAAATTTAGAACGAAAACGTCAATTGGAGGCCATGCGTGAGGGTATGATTAGTCTGGACGATATAGGTAACTTTTTCAGTAATTTTCCGAATATGATATCAAATGCGCTATCGGGACCATTACAACCGATTATTAATCTAGTAAATGAGATTGAAGATTTTTTTTCCAGTATTCCTCGTCGATTGCAGAATGTCAATAATGGGTTCGAAGACATTGGTCGTGCCTTTCTATTGGAGTTTAAAAATCTAGGGGCGAGTTTGGAAATGGGATATGATGACATTTCGGGGTTTTTTGCGTTAATACCTACCGTTTTCCCTTTTTTGGGTCGGTTTTTTACGCAATATATTGGCCCGCGAATTATGTGCGGCGTAAAGAAGGTGGGTAATTTCCGGTATTGTTTTCTTTATTATATATTGGAAATCATTGGTCAGACCATTTATTCTATATGGGTGCGATTGCCACTTTTTTTAATACTAACGCTCGTCGGCATTGATTTGATGCCATATGTTGATATGATATGGGAATTTATTGATTGCATAGACATCTTTTTTTACAGTGCAATTGGGTTTCACATATTTAGATGGTCCGACGACGTCATGGATCGTTGTTTCGAATGTCGCGGATTGCAACCATTGCCGGAATTCCCAACGAAGCCATTTAATGATCAAATAAGTAAGATTGATACGGACTTTAGCACAACTATTCCAAATTTGTTGAAGCAACCGGCCGACCTCTTTAAACGGGCAGGCAGTGATTTCCAGGCCGTATTTAATTAATAATTTCCAAACTATACCTAAATAAGTATAGTTTGAATATGCAAAATACGTAAATATATAACTATAATATAAATGGCGAGACAAGTCGCCAGATATGCAAAAAGGACGTCTTATTTTTATCCCGTAATATCCGGTATTTTACTTATTTTAGTCATGTATTTGTATTATTGTGCGTTTTGCAAAGAAACCCCCCCTTCGGGGCCGGTCCGAGAATTGACACGGGTTGCACCTGCCATAGTAGTCGGTGAAAATGGGGCGAATATGAATACTATATTTGCCGGTGGTATATCGACGCGACAAGATACATTTAATGACCCATATTCGCCCCCTTTAAAAAATGACGGGGTCTATTTTCCACGCGATTCGGTTTCAAGTGATTCAGTTCCACGTGATGCAGTGCCGATCAACATACAATCCAGAGGATATTCATTGTCCTATACCCAGGTTGGTATTTTGACTAAGGATAATGAAGGCAATGATATGATATTGCCTTTAATGGGGCGACGGATTATGAACGGCAGACAAAAATATCAATATTATGCGATTTCGAATACCGGGACAATGAATACCAAACTCCCTATACGTTTCCGAGGTAAAAATGCAAGTGGTGAATATGGATGCGATGAATTGACTACCGGCGATACCGTATATGTAGAAGGATATAATCAATCGTTTCGGGCGACAATTTACGAAAACGCACTGTTTTCTTATATACCTGTTCTTTGAAATGTTGTATTGTCATTTAGTAATACAATATTTTACGAAAACCCCCACAACTAATTCATTGGGTAAGGACGTTGATTTTTCTTAACCTCGAGTGTATTTGGCATTATAATGGGTATACGAGAAATAATATTCAAACTTTTAGGGGTATTGAATAAAGGTTGAACGGGAGATTTGGGATCGACTAAATTAGTCGATCCTATACCAAATAAATAGGATTCGATATCTTTTCCGTTATGCGATAATTGGTCATATGACATATGACCGGCCAATAATCCGTCCCCCGCTATGTAAGGTTGGATAGGTACACCATAATTTGGATAAGTCGAATAACTACACGCCTCATTATAGGTTCTAATTTCCATTTTGTAATCGCCTGGAGTATTTCGGTTACTCGTGGATGCCATGGTCTATTTATACTCTTATCCTATTTTATTTTTGAGTTTAATATAATGTTCGTTGATATCTGAAACCAATGACGGATTCATGTTGAAATCGACCAAGAGGGGATAAAAAAGGTGGAAATAGTCATATGAAAATAATACGGCTAGACCTATTTTTGTATCACTCGAAAACATGGTAGCTGCGCCATCACGATAGAGCTCTTGAAAAAAAACGTTTTCTCGAGTGTTATTGTATATATGATCCATGGCAATAGATGCCGAATCGCCGTCATAGTCCAGTTCATCGGCGGTTTCGTTGTCTAACACGGACACTTCGCATGCCATATTATTATTCATCAAAAATACGTTTCGAATACATTGTCGATATTCGGCATTATTATTGTATTTTATTTGTATAAGGGGTACAATATATGCCATATATTGCTAAATGTAGTTTACCTTATATATTATTTTTTTAAATAATATATATTTCTGTTGTCTTTATTTTACAAATATTATTGTATTGGTAGTGAGATTAAAAATGTTCTCATTTAATCTTCTCATTCAATCTTCTCATTTAATGTCCTGGCTTGGTAGCCTCGCCACCTCGGTGACGTCTGCTGCTTCGCCTGCGACTGCTTCGGCGCCTACGACCACCGGTGCTCGTCTTTTGAGTCATCGAGGCGTTACCGCCTCGGTGACGTCTGCCGCTTCGACGACGACTTGATCGCCTGCGTCTGCGTCCACCAACTGAAGTGGGAACAGAATCCACAGAAGAATCATTAAATTTGGCATATTCGCCACCAGAAATAGAAGGTAGAGTGGCGGTAGGGGTAGTAGTCTTAGGGGCACCGGACATATTATATAGTAACACTAGATAAAAAAAACGAATCAAAATGGAACGAATCAAAATGGAACGAATTCCTAAATATAGATATTTAAAGATTTCATACTCTCATATTTCATTCATTCCGTATTTTTCCTTTCAGAAAATTAATAAGATGAATCGGATGGACGATGATTTTTGCTAAAGGATTGGTCCATTGCTATTTCTCTTGTCGGAACGCCGCCCCTTACCCATCCACTAAGGGCAGATTCCTCCACCGTATAAGACGGATTGTTAACGTGTTCCTGCATCTTGGAATCCGTTGGATATAATGTATAACCCATAAAACTCTTTTCCATGACTGTGGAAACACTCTTTTTGTCGGCAATAACTTCGCCCTGTTGTAATTGCGATTCGAGTGCAGGATCACACGATCCGCGTCCTAAATAAGGAACTGTTAAAAAGGGGCGTTGCATTAATTGCAGTTTTTCTAAAGATCTTTCTTGCTGAGTTTTAATTAAAAGACGAGAATCATCGTCTATCGCAGAAGATGCAATACCCGGGCCACCACCTACACTATTCATCATGACTGATTTTTGCGCGGTGGCAAATGAGATGTGCGTATCCGAAACAGAATCGCTAAAATAATTGGCTAACATATAATTAGTAAACCGCGTATTTTGTAAATTTAGTTGACTATTATCCGTAGGGTCTGCATCTAATCTGTCTAAATTATTGAATATATAATCGCGCGAAATAGACATGATATATAATATATATAATATATATACATAACATATTATGTAAGGTAAGGCAACCTCGATATATGACTAGGTCCATCTATCATCAATTAGTATGCCTAGACAAGTTCCTGGCACAGGCAAAAAGATTACCCTCTTTACAGGATATCATGCTACCATAACAAAATTGCGCAAATGCACCTTGATCGTTAGGTATAGTAGTACTCGGATTGGAGTTGAATTGTCTCAACGATTGTTCAAATACATATTCATCGCCTAAATCAACAAACAATTTATCGGCTAAATCTGGTTGTCCGGGATTCGATTCAATAACCATTTGTTTTGCCTGTTCTAAAATGTTATCCTGTACAGTCAAATTATCAATGGGTCCTGCGGGTTTTTTGTTGGGATTATAATCGTAATCGGGTATCAATACATTATTAAATGGATTTGTAGAATCAGGTATATCAAAAACGTCGGGAGATACAGGGATATTGTTTTCCAATAAATAATCGAGCCCGGCATCACCGAATCCTTCTTTTTCCTTTTCGTTAATATGATATTGATACATGATATATATCGCACCCAAGGTAATAGCGCCAATAATCAATATACGTAAATTTCGCGTAATTAAAAAACTAACTAAAGTTAATAAAATAACTGTTCTAGACACGGCATTCAATTTCTCTTCATAGGTCATCGTATCAACCGGAAAAAATTCGAGTATATGATCTGGTTGCAATAATACGTTCGGATCGCGGGACCAAAAAGGGCATCCAGATACATCGATCGGCTGTCTTTTTTCGGGGTTCGGACCCTGAAACGTATCTTGGGGATTTATATTTTTAATCGAGACGACAGAATTCGACATATATATTTAATATATGACGACAAATAAATACCATATATTACTTGAACACACTATCCGTCTCAGAAAGAATTATCCATTGCATATACGAAATAGTCTAAATATTTATCTTAGTTGGACTCGTAGTGTCACCTCCTCGATGTATTTGAAATGTTTCGCATTTCGTATCTTGTGGTACAATCTGTAAAACACACTTAGTTTTTTCGCCATATATTGGTTCGGTACATCCATTTTCTAATTTGATTGGTTTTAATGGTTTTTTACTACACCTTGATCTAAAGTGTTCGTATCTGTCGCGAACATCTTCATAGGAAAGACCCGATTTTTTGCCCAACATTTTATTGACGACTTCATGTAATCGATATACATACATGGAAAATGTGTGCCGTGATTCCATATTTTTTAAACGCAATGGTAATCTAGCCAAATTTTTCTTTAAATTTTTCCTACATTTTCCACACGGGAGCACATGTTGTAAACTAAGAATATAATTCATATAATGGTGTTTATCTGCGGTCGTAGGTGTCACTGGATAATTGAAACTCATGGTATGAAGTAAATGCCATGCGCTTGGTCCCCATACACTGGTTAACATACCATCGTTACTATTATAATCTTGGTCAGAATATATGTATTTTTTCGTTTTATTATTATGGGATTTACGTTTTCGGGTGGTATTTTTTACCATATAAATGTTTAATATATACAGACACTATTTTTTACACCAATATATTTAGGTGTGTAAAAAATACCCAATAAAAATATAAAAGAGTATATATACTAGGATGGCCAATATTACAACGGTTATTTATCGAAATTATATTCTTAAATATAATATTTATATTACCATTTTTATAATTGCAATTATATTTGTCATTGCCGCCATTTTTGGATACCAATGGTATTCGGGTAGCGTGATGAATCCAGATCCGGCGAGTGATGTATCTAATAGAAATGCACGCGATAAACCCATTTCAATCTATTATTTTTATACCACCTGGTGCCCATATTGTCAAAAGGTACAACAGGAATGGTTAAATTTCTCGAAGGATTATGATCAAAAAGAAATAAATGGATATGTTATAAACTGTATTAAACAAGAATGTGACAATACCAATGATCCGAATGTAACTGCAATGATGCAACAGTATAACATTGAACATTTCCCAACAGTAAAAATGGTGCTTGATGGAAATGTGGTCGATTTCGATGCTCGTGTATCGGAATCCAATCTAGTGGCCTTTGTGAAATCGGTGACGCAATAAGGAACGCAATAAGGAACGCAATAAGGAACGCAATAAGGAACGCAATAAGGAACGCAATAAGGAACGCAATAAGGAACGCAATAAGGATAGTTAAATTGTCAAATCTATAGGGTGTATTTCCGCATCGTATCCCTCTCGTATAAATCGTTCTCTTTCTATAGGCGATACCGAAAATTGGTAAATTTTGTATAACGACGTTATTTCGCAATGTAAAACAATTTCATTTTTTATCGATACATTTCGTTCTTTTTCGCGATGAATCAAACGAAAAAAGGTATAAATCAAATATTCCGACAAGTTCGAATTTTCGTCCAAGGTCTCATTCACCCCCGTTGATTTTTTACGTATACCTAAGATTTCATCCGTATTTGCATCTGGCGCGATCGCATCTATACATGGTAACAATGGATAATTGCATAAAAACCCTCCATCAATATAACATTTAGAGTCTTTTAATAATGGACGAAATAAAACGGGTAGACAGGCCGATGCATAAATCGCATCAATTAGTCGCCAATCCGGATGAGTCGTATGGGAAATATCGACCAATGCCAATTCATATAGTTCGGTCACAATAATATGTAAATCGATCTTGGTACGTTCGAAGAATTCATGCATAGTAATATCGATAGATATATCTACTGCCCGTAAAAGGGGGTCAATTAATTCGACAAAATTTGTTATATCATATATTCCTCTTTTTTCAAAGGATTGAAGTAATACGTTCATGTTTACTTTGAATGTATCATTCCATGGTCGATTAATAATATAATTATCAATAATGGACCAATCGTATCTCAGTGCTAGAGTCGCACCTAAAATGGCCCCAACAGAGGTCCCGTAAATAGACACTATATTATCAATATGCCACACGCCCTCTTCATTCAAACGTTTTAATAGACCATATGCGGAAAGACCAAATGTGCCGCCACCCGATATAACTAAATGTTTTATAACTGTTTTATTTTCTACAACGTCAGACATTATTAAAAAAGAATAAATAGAATGTTTATATTTATTCTCTATCAAATTATTATAACCATGTCTTGTTTATTATATTTAGAAGACGAGGAGGCATTTCAAAAGGTCAATATAGACGAATTGTATGAAAAGGATCAACGCCGCGATCAGCGTCAACTCTCTATATTCAATAAGATACTGAATCGTATTCACAAACGCATCACCGTAACCAATCGCAACAAACGCACTGAAAAATACGCCTTTTTTACTGTACCTGAATATATTTTCGGTGAACCGGTATACGACAAGGGGGATTGTATTGCCTATCTTATTACCAAGTTAGAAATGAACGGTTTTTTTATAAAATATATGCACCCGAACACACTATTCATTTCTTGGGAAAACTGGGTTCCTTCTTATGTCAGACATGAATTAAAAAAGAAAACCGGTATAGTCGTGGACGAAAAAGGGAATATTATTGACAAACAGGACGGCTCAGAAAATTCAACAGACGATATTAATTCGAAAATATTGAACGATAAAACGGGTCACCCTCAAAAACCGGAATCCAAAAAATATACGTCGATCGGCTCCTATAAATCAACCGGTAGTTTAGTATATAACCCTGAAATGTTCGAAAAAATAGAAAAACGCGTGAATATGTAAAATATGCATTGTCTGGTCAATAACCCAATATGCATAAATAAATATTGAAAAATAGAGATTAAATATAATCCAATATATTTATCTAATACAATTCGATTGAATGTTATCGGATTTGACAAGAAAAATAGTAAAAAACGGGGTTTATATACATTTAATACATGCACTATTACATCAGTTTACCGACGACGTGTATATATCATCTATTGTAGCCATGAAATTATATTCGGTGAATTATTTTTATTGGTATGGTCATTTGTATACCTATTTGCCGAATCCGAGACATAACTGGGTAAAACAATTTATCCGGTTTACAGACACAGGTCATATTGCATCGGTATTACCATTGATTTTTCCTGGTTCTTTGCCAATTGCACACAATATTCATTTCGTCATTATGATGGGTTATTGGTTAGGAAAGGTCGTGTTTAATATGAAAGATGCAGATCGCATTGATAATTTGGGTTCACTAGACATGATTGAATGGCATATGGATGCATGTACGTATATTCACCATACATTACCCTATTTATTAATTCTATATAGATGGTCAATCGAGCGAAATTATAATGTAATTAATTGTTATTATGAACATCGTACTGAGACGGTTCTATATAGTTATCTATGGTTATACGCATGGTTCTTTGGTATTTATATTCCGTGGCGCATTTATACAGGGGATACGGTATATTCAATATTGGATCTAAATCAAACGTCTGTGATATCTTCGATAGGGTTCATGGCATTTATCCATCTACTTTTTTATATGTCCAACTCTATAGGATTGGTGGCATGTGACTATATCACTAGATAATTATTATGATGTTTACGGGTATATCTTTTTGCGCGTTTATTGCGTTTTATGCGTGATACTCTTAGATTTCTTCTCGATTTATGACGACTCGAGATAAAATGAGACGATTTATTCATGTTCTTAATATTTTGTTTTTTGGATCTTCCGCCTCCGGTAACGGGAGCAGTGGCAACGGGAGCACTGGCAACGGGAGCAGTGGCAACGGGAGCAGTGGCAACGGGAGCACTGGCAACGGGAGCAGTGGAAACGGGAGCAGTGGCAATGGGAGAAGTCGTTACTTCAGTTGGTGATAGATTCAATCTGCGTGTCAAAGATTGAATACCTTCATTCAATGATTTTTTATTTTCGAATGCAAGTTTCATATAATTCGTAATTCCTTCGATGGTTTCCTTTTTTATGGTATTTTTTGCATCTAATGCAATTTCTTGGACATTTGGGTTTTCCATATCTATTAAATTATCTACTAAATCTTTTAATCTAGATATCAATACTTCTTCTAGTTTTTTTTTGAAATCCTCCCTATCGACAATCTTGTTGAATTGTTCTTGGAATATTTGAAAAAATTCGGCATCTTTAGATGCAAATAATAATTGGAGTTGTTTACACATTAATTTTGATATATTATCTGTATCGTGTTTACTTGGATCGTGTGGGGTATGACCAAACAATCCACCTGCAATACCATGTTCTAGTGCACCTATACCTTGAGATGCCATATTTGCAATCCCATTTACTCCATGAGAAGCGGCAGTGGCCATATTGGCCATATTTGCAGGACTTGGAATACCTTGCATTGCACTTATATTTGGAATTACACCCGGTGTATTTGCCAATTTAGATGCAAAATGTATAGCATCATCTGCTACCCCACTGTGTTTCGCAACACTTGCCGCATATCCCATTGGTCCAGGTAAATGTGTTGCCGCGTTTAATGCCATATTCATTGATTCTGGCGATGTAAATCCCTTTTCTTTGATTGTACTATATGCCCGTTTGGCCATGGCCGCCCCGGGTATATCCCTTTCTAATCGATCACTCATCTTCTGTGTTAATTCACTCGAAACATTTGATCTAGCCGCAGATGCAAGTGTGCCCAAGTCCGATAAACCTTTTCCCATACGATCTTCCACAGATCGTGTTAATCCATTCGAAACATTTGATCTAGCCGC